TTGCTCGAAAGGGAGGCGAGGCGCTTCGAGTTCGAGCAGGCCAAGACGAAGGCCGGCTACGAAGCGACCGACCGCCAGAACGCAGAAATTTCTCGCGGCGCGATTGGCGAAATGTACAAGTTGCGAGAAAAGCCGATCCTCGGCCCGGACGGCAAACCAGATCAGGCTGCGACAGAGCGCAAGGCATACGAGTGGGCAGACATCGCGATGCGCCACGGTCCCAAGGACGTGCGCGCCGAAGTCGATGACGCGCTTTTCTTCCTGAGCCCAGACTTCATGAAGAAGCGACTCCTTCAGAAGTACACGCAGGACTTCGCGTCCAGCCAGCTCGACCGGAAACTTTCCAACGCGCTGCAAGGCATACAGCTCGGCATCACTGGCAGACAGGGCTTGCAGGACGACGCGCAGGAATTCGAGTTGCAACGGCTGGATAAGCTGTATGGCTTGCGGATGAACGAGCTGAACGCCAAGGCCGCCAACACAGCGAAGAGGCTGGGACAACCGCCACTCACTATTTCGCCGCAGCTCGGTAGGGCGATCCTCGGTGAAATCCTGAGGCGCGAGCGAGCCACTGGCAACAAGTTGACTGACGAAGCCCGCTTCGCGTTGATGAGCGAAATCACTGAACTCACACAGCAGACGCGCGATCCGTATGCGGCCGCCCAGCAAAGATGGAATGCGAAGTTTCCACAAGCGCGTTACACGGATGCGCCAACGCAGCCGGTGCCTGAGACAGACCTGGACTTCGGCATCAACGCGATCATGCGCGCCTTTGGCATGACACCGACCGACACGTTTCTCAAGCCACAGGGCACACCAGCGCCAGCAGGCGCGCCGGCCGAAGTGGTGCCGGGTAGTTTGGGAGAAGCGACGACGAAGAACCCCTTCGTGACGGAGGATGATGAAGCCGCGCTGCAAGGCATGTCGCGTGATGCGTCGCGCGCGGAAACGAACCGCCTCCCGGTTCAGGCTGAGCAGGCGAAGCAGAAAGCGGATGTCAAGCCGACGCGCCGGCCACCGAGGATTCCGAGAGGCACGGGCCCACGGACGGATGCAGAAAAGCGCAAGATGCTGGAAGCAATTTTCGGTAAGTAGCAATGGCAACAGCAACCAATCGCGCCATCGAGCAGGCCCGCGCTGCGGGGCTCTCCGATGAGGAGATTGCCGACTATCTTGCGGAGAAGCAGGAGCCGGGAGTTATCGCCGCGCGTGAAGCCGGTCTCGCTGATACGGACATCGTTGACTATCTAATGAGCCGCCAGTCACTCGGCCCGTCGCACAGCGATCCCGGCCAGCGCGGCGGCCGTCACGAGCTGCCGAGAGATGAGATGCGCCCGTCCGGGCTGATGCTACCGCTCAAGGGCGGCAACATAGACCTGAACACACGGCCAGTGGTTCACAACCCTGACGGCTCGATCAGCACCGTGCGCTCAATGTCCATCGGCACGGACGAAGGAGAAGTGCTGATCCCGACTGTCAGCGACACCGGCAAGATGATGAATGAGGCTGACGCCATCGAAGAGTATCGGCGCAAGGGCCGGCACCTCGGGATCTTCACGGACCAGCACGCCGCCGACGCCTACGCTCAGCGCTTGCACGAAGATCAGGAGCGCCAGTACGGCGGGCCGGACTTCCTGCGCCCGCTCAACCTCGCAGACACCTTCTCGATGGTGCCTGGACAACGCCGCGTCTCTGCGTCTCGGCCGGAGAACAAACCATTCGATCCGTATGGCGGCTACTACTCGCAGGATCGCGGCACGTCGGAAAGAGCGCCGGACGACTTTGGCGTTACCGTTGGCGAATCACTTGGCGAATCACTCGGTGAGAGCTTCGAGCTTCCGTCTGGCGCTGATTGGTGGAACTCGCTGCGCGGCGCGCTGGCGCGCACGGTGCAGGGTTACGAACTGGATCAGCTCGAAACGCTCGAAGACGAGCTGCTTGGCCGCTCGTGGCCTGTCGGCCGTGGCGGGACGCCGAAGTATTCGCGCACGCCGGAAGAGCTGCGCCGCTTGCAGGACGATCCTTTGTTGCTGGCTCTACGCGACAAGATCCAGAAAGCCAGAGCTGCCGGGCTTGAGATGACCGCCGAAGCGCAGGACATCGCCGCGCGCAACACGGGCTACTGGCCGCAGGTAGTCACGGGCGCGACAAACTCCATCGCGCTCTCCGCGCCCTCGCTCGCGATGACGCTGGCCACGCGCAACCCGCTACTCGGCGTTTCAACCATGTACCCCACAACGAAACTCAGCGCATACGGCGAGATGCGTGAGCACGGGTACGAGCCGCCCGGCGGAAGCGTTAGCGATGTCCTCGGAGCTGACCGGATAATCATGCCGGGCCAAGGAATACCGCGTGGAACCGCCGACAAGGCCTCGACCGTTGAGGGCCTGATTGAAGTGGCGACAGAGCTGCCGGCGTTGTCTCCGTTCGCGAAAGAAGCATCCCCATTCATGCGCCGCTTCGGCGAAACGCTCACGGCCGACGTTCCAGGCGAAACAATCGCCAGTCTCGGCCAGTCAGTGAACCGCGCCATCGCGGAAGCCGATCCTGATGCGTCTTTGCTCGATCCGGTGGCAGAAGGATTGCGTGAAGGGCTCGCCGAGTTGCCCGTCACATACGGCACGGTGTTGGCGCAAGCTGGCGCGCAGGCCGGTGCCGCAAAGGGCTTTGACGCTGCGGTCAACGCGAAGCGCCGCGTTGAGCAAGACCGCGCCACTCGCGCGGCCGAGGACACCCGCGAGAGTGCCCTTGCCTCAGCGCAAGGGCTGCTCGACATGATCCGCAACCCGCCCTCGCGGCCCGCTGATACAATGGGCGCGCCCGCTCTCACGGGTAGTCGGACCTCTGACGCGGCTGGCGGGACAGGTACAGCTCCGATACCGCCGGCTGCGCAGGGGGCCGCGTCAGAGCCAGTCACGCCCGAACGGCGCGCGGCGGTCCTCCAGAAACTCCTCAAGAAAGGCATGACTTTCGAGGCTCCAGATGGAGTCTACGAAGTAATGGCCGTCAGCCCTCACCCGGACCCGGCCCAGCATTTCCTTGGCCTGAAGGACCCATCCGGCGAGATTCGACCGTGGACCGCGCTTGAGTTCGCGCAGCAAATCGCGCAGGAAAGCCCGGCCGCCGTTCAGGCCAGGAACGTCCAGCAGCTCGCGCAAATGTCCAGCGCGCTGCGACAGCCAACGCCAGCGCCGCAGCCGCCGGCCGCCGCGCCGCAAGGCGAGCGCTCCCTATCTACCGCGTTCCAGTCGCCGCAGCAGAGCGTTTCGCCCGGCGAGTTTGGTCCCGCGTCTTTCAACGACTCGCCACTCGCGCGGATGCTCAACGCCGCCCCGCCCGCTACTCCTGCGCCAACTGAACCCGCACCGGCACCTGCCCCAACAGCACCAGCGGTTTCCAAGACGCAGAAGAAACCAGCGGGCGGGGCGGCCCCTCAGCCGGCCACAAAGCCGAGGGGTGCTGTTCTCGGTACTCGAACAATCAACACTGACAAGGGGCCTGTCACGCTCACCAGAGTTGAGTATAGACCGGGTGAATCAGAGAGGATCATCGCCACGGACGCAGATGGAAACGACATCGGCAGCCTCGACTATGAACTCCTCGAAGATGATGACGGCACGCGCTACAACCCCAGTGTAGAAGTAAATCCGGGATGGCGTCGCAAAGGCATCGCGAGCGCGATGTATGATTTTGCGGAAGAGTCTGGAGCGAAGATTCCGCCGCTCTCACAAGAAGGCCAATCGCGGTCACACGAAGGACAGTTATTCCGCGAGGGGCGCGCGGCGAAGGCGACTACAGCGCCGGCCGCGCAGCCAGGTCTGGCGACTCAGCCGCCTGCGCCCGTGGCGGCGAAACCGAAGAAGGTCTCCAAGGGAAAGAAGGTAGCGCCCGAAGCGCCGCCGGCCGAGGTGACGCCAGAAGAACCCCCGTTGACTCCCGAAGAGGCGGCAGCATCGGATCGCGAGCGTGAAGAATCCATCAAGGCGGAGAAGGCGAAGCACAAGGCGATCCGAAAGGAATACAAGGCTCTTCGCAAGAGCGACCCCGAGTTTGATCGCATCGCGAAGTTTGTCGGCGACGAGCCGGTGTATGCCGACCTGGGTATGTTGCAGGGCTGGAAAGACGCGAAGGCCGGGACGCCGATTGATCCTGAGCGCGCGAAGGCAATGTTCCCGTCGAAGGACATGCGGCCGGATGGCTTCAATCCCGTTCAACACTATCTCACCGGCTACGCGGCCGGACTCGGCCTCAAGCCGCACGACCTGCGCTCGTTCGACGTTGCCGAGTGGTTGATGAAAATTGTCCAGCATCAAACGAACGCAGAGGAGACGACGAGCGAGCCCGAGGAGGAGATGGTCGAACAGGCCGAGGACATCGGCACGCAGGCCGCCGAAGAGACGATGCCGGAGGAGGAGCCGCCGGAAGACGAGCCGGGGATGACCGCCGAAAGAGAGGCACCTGAATTCGACGAGCCTATCTACACCGGCACGCGCCCTGCCCTCACGGACAAACGCGAGACGGTGATTACTGCCGGCGGCATGGAAGTAGATACCGCCATCGAAGTGGTCGAAGCCGACGACCTCATCACCTCGGACAACCCGAAGTTCCCTCAGAAGCTCCAGCCGCGCACCGCGAAACGCGAGGAACAGGTCGGCAAGATGGCCAGCAACCTGGACCCCAAACAACTCGGCCTGAGTCGCCACGCCGAACATGGCGCGCCGATCATCGGCAGAGACGATAACTACGTGGAGTCCGGCAACGGTCGCGTGAGGGCGATCCGCCAAATGTACTCGCGCAATCCCGAGGCCGCGCAGAGATACCGCGCGTTTGTCGCGGAGACTTCTGGCGTCGATGTCTCGAAGATGAAGAACCCCGTGCTGGTCCGTCGCCGCATGACGGAAATGACGGACGAGCAGCGGGTGAAATGGACGAAGGAGGCAAACAAGACCGCTGTTATGCGTATGTCTGCCGAGGAGCAGGCGCGCGTCGATCAAGACATGCTGACGCCAGAAGTGATGGCGAAGCTCCCAGAAGAAATGCCTGAGGGCTTCGATCTGGCGAAGAGCGAAGGCGCGAAGTTCGTCGCCGCGTTCGTGAGCAAGTTCACGCCAGCCGAGCGCGGCGAACTGGTGGACGCGGATGGCCGGCCGAGCCCGGCGGCGGTCACGCGTGCGAAGGCGGCTCTGTTACAGCGGGCATTTGGCGGAACGCCGGCCGGCGAAGCGGCGATCCGTCGTGCCGTGGGCACCGTTGGCACCGACGCGCAGACCTTGGTGAATACGCTCGTTCGCTACGCGCCAGTGTTTGCCAAACTGAAAGACGACATTGCCGCCGGCCGCGTTCAGGACGAGGCCGATATCGGCTCGCAGATCGCCGAGGCCATCGAGGTGGTACGTAACGCCGGTTCTGCCGCCGCCGTGACCGAATGGCTCAACACGGAAGACATGCTCGACCCGAAGGACGACACGGTTAAGCAGCTCATCCAGAGCTTCTACAGCTTCGACGGGCGCGGTAACGCCAAGCGATTGCGCTCCGGCGTTGCCATCGGTGACATCCTGTCCGAGTACGTGAAACAGGCCCGCCAGTACCCGCCGAGGCAGGCCGGCGGCGGGCTCTTCGGCGATGAAGGTGAAGCGCCTACCCTGAAGCCGGCCGCCGAACTCGGTAGAATCAACGAGGCTCGAAGAACGAAGGAACAGGCACGTGAACGAGAAGAAGCCGGAAAAGCAACCGCCCAAGGCGGACTCTTCACCGCAGGAGGAAAACCATCTGCGGCCGTATCTGCTCGGACAGGCGATGAGGGCGGCGGGGAAAAAGCACGGCCATCAGGATCTCGTGAGGGCCGGGACGCAAGCCGTTATCAAGCATCAGAAGAAAGCGATCAAGCAGACTTCCTGACCGACGAACTGCGCCGCAAGGAGCCGCGTAAGTATCGGCAGGCGCGCACCCCGTACAGCATCACGCGTGAGGGCGAGAAGCGCGCCTCCGAGAACGAACAAATTTGGACGGATGCCGGGATCGACCCCGGCCTCATGACTCTGGCTCTGCCGGCCGAGCAGTTTGCGAAGGCCGCCGAACTCGTGAAGAAGCGATACGGCTTTCGCGACATCACAAAAGCCAACAACCTCAACTGGGGCGAGGCCATCGATGCGTTGAAGGACGCATACGTCGGCCTCAACAACCTTGCCGCAACGCATAACATGAACCCCGGCATGATGAGCCTCAACGGCCGGCTGGCGCTGTCGCTCGAACGTGAGGCCCAAGGCGGCGCACTCGCCTACTACCATCCAGGCACGCGCACGATTGGCATGACCCGGCGCAACGATGCGTTCGCCCACGAATGGGCGCATGCGCTCGATCACTACCTTGTTGAGACCTTCGCGCCGGAAATGCTTGCGATCAAGGGCCGTCACCTGACCGGCAAGACGCGCGCGGGCGGCGTCGCCGAGACGATGAACGAACAGGCGCGCGATGCGTACATCGGGGTCTTGAACGCGATGTACTTCGATGGCGCGAAGGCCGCTCTCTACATCGCGGACCTTGAGAAGAAAATTGCCACAGCCAGGTCGGACAAGCAGCGGCGGAAATTCCAGACGCAGCTCGACAACTTCAAGTTGGGCCACTCGAAGAAGAAAGGCATTGAGTCGGAGTATTACGAAGCCGCGAAGGCAATGGACGGCCCCACGCCGGAGGGCAGCGACAAAGGCTATTGGCAGCGCCCAACGGAAATGTTCGCGCGATCTTTCGAGGCCTTCACTGCGCAGAAGATCGCCGGACTCCCCTCGGATCACCCATTCGTCACGCAGTCCCGGCGCATGTACAACGAGAACCGCATCGGCGAAATGACGGTTCCGTATCCGCAGCAGTCAGACCGCACCAATATTTTCGCGAACCTCGACACGTTGATGCGCGCCTTGCGCGACAGCTCGATGGTGGACAGCGGTAATGCGCCGGCAAGGATCGATCCCACTGTCCAGCGTTACTGGAAAACGTTGGCACCTTTGCTGCCGGCAAGGACCATCCAGCAGGCGCAGAGCGTAGTCGCCCGACTCCTGCGCCCGTTCAAGGAAGCGCGCGCCGAAGCGTATCGCGCCGACCGCGAGGCGCGTGAACGCGACAAGCAGGACCAGCGCCTTCGCGACTCGAAGCTCAACGAACGGAACTGGTCCGGCCGCCGCCGCTGGCTTGCGAATCAGGGCTTGAAAATTATCGATATCGCCACCGACGTCCCGCGCATGTTGGCGTACACGATTCGCGGAAACATCCTCGTACTCGAAGAGGACCATAGAGGTAATCAGGGCATCGAATGGTTGCGCGCGAAGTTTGCGACCGATCCGGGCTCCGGCCGGTACACGGGCGCTGTGTGGAGCGAGGAGATACGGCACTGGGACAAGACCTACCAGAACCGTTTCGCCGAAATCGTAAAGAAGCACGATGTCAGAGGCTTCAACGACGCCGAGCTGCGCCAATTGCGCGATGTGTTGGTGAACGCGATCCCACATGACTCCGTGTCAGAGAAGATCAGGAACGCCGCCATCGACATGCGGAAGTTCCTGAATGACATGTACGCCTACAACGCGAGCAACGGCGTCAACATCGGCTACGCGAAGAACGGCTATCTACCGCGCGTCATCGATTCGATGCTGGTGGAAAACAATATCGATGGCTTCCGCACGCAGGCGCGCATCCTATACGCACGCGTGTACGGTGATGAAATCGGCACGCTCGACTCCGTGCTCCGCGATCCACTCGAACACCCAGAAGGGCTTCAGAACATCATCCAGTATGTGAGGGAAATTGAGCGCAATGGCAACATCGTGGATGCGCGAGACCTCGCACGCCAAATGCTCGAGGACGCCAAGGATCTCGAGAACGCGTTGCAGGAACTACAGGAGGCGGCTGAGGCCGGTACGGATACCGCGGAACTGGAGGAGCGCATCGCGGAACTCGGCGAAGCGCTGTACGACGGACTGCGCAACCCATGGGCGATGGAAGCCGCGAACGACTGGGAAATGAGAATCCGTGGGATCGGCGCGGAGCCGGAATTTTCTTTCGAGAAGCGCGGGCCTGATGGCAAGTACACGAAGTCACGGCGATTGCCGGCAGAGACGGACGCGATCATGGCTGACTACATGAAGACCGATCCGCTCGAACTCATTACCACGTACATCAGCCAGAGTGTGCGGCGAGTGGAATTCGGCAAGTTCTTCGGCAATGAGACGAAGGACAAGAAACTCGGCTGGAAGCTCGACGCAGCTCTCCATTCGGCGCGCCTGCCGTATCGTCGCGCAGATGGCTCGATGCACAGAGTCAATCAGGATGAAATCGAGGAGTTGCAGAAGTCGATCGATCTACTCGTCGGACGCTACAACACCAACATGACGAAGAAGGCGATGCGCTGGCGCATGAGACTCACAGCACTCATAACGCCTGTGATACTCACTCGCTCCCTGCGCTCGCAGCTCGCCGAGCCGTTCGTCACGGCCAAGAAGACCGGCAACCTCACCGATGGCTTTCGCGTCTATTACAAACAGATGCAGGACGTGGCCGCGAAAGTGGGCATCAAGACCGCGAAGCAAAAAGCCGCATGGCGTCGTGAGATGGCCGAATACTTCGGCATCGTCGCTGACCATATGGCCGACCAGATCATGCTCCAGCGCTACAACTTGATGGACCTGAACTCCTCCGACCGCGTGAAGATGGCCCGCTTCTTTCAAGTCATCGGCGTGCATCCGCATGCGATGAGTATGCGTCGCGCAGTCGCCGATATTTTCATGACGCGGTACGCGCCGAACATGGCGAAGCGCGCACTGAAGGGCGGCAAGAAGGGCCAGCTCGCACGTCAGGCGCTCGCCGAACTCGGCCTCGACGTGCGCAGTGAAGGCCTCATAGCGGAGCTGGCGCAGCTCGGCAACATCCAGGACGTAACGCAGCTCGACCAGTTGCGCCATATCGATGCGATCCGCACCGCGATCAACCGCTTCGTGGATGGCGGCGTGCAGAACCCCTCGGCCATCGACAAACCGCGCTTGGCCTCGATGCCGGAATATTCCTTCATGTACGGCATCCTCTCGTTTCAGTTCGCGTACCAGCGCAACATCCTTATTGCGACCGCGAAGGAAATCCGGCGGACATGGAACACGGACGGGACACTCGGCGTAATGGCCGCCGGTTCCGCCATGCTTTCGCTCTCGCTGATTGCGGCAGGACAGCTCGCCGCATATGTCGCGGGTCAGGCCCTTTTCAGCGGCGACGATTGGGACGAGATCGAGGAGAAGTTAGGTCAGAAGCAGTTCGGCGCGCCAGCGTGGGCGTGGCAGTCGATTTCACGCTCCGGCATGTTCGGGGCCGCTGATCCGCTGGTGAACGCGTTCCTTGGCTTGCGATACGAGCGCGATCTGACGCAGCTCATGGCCGGTCCGGTCCCGGCGACGGGGCTCAAGATCCTGCAAGACGTAGGGCGCGCCGTCATCAGCGACAGCGAAACAAACACCTATTCCCACAAGGCCATTGAGGGCACGTGGCAGGCTGCCTCGGCGCTTACCAGCTCATTCGTGCTTTCAATTGTGAGCCGCTTCCCAGGCGTCGATGCCGCGCTCGGCATCGGGCTCATGATGTTGTCCTCGCCGCGTGTCACTGACTCGGTAGCAGACTTCGTTGTTGGCGACACGAACAAGGAACTGACGAAAGCCGCTGCGGCCGGCGATGTCGGAGCAGAAGGCGAGCTTCAGCGGCGCGGCACGGAGAACGACACGAGCGGCACGGACGACGACCTTGGCGAAACGAAATGAATAACGGAGAACCATCATGAGAGACATCGAACTACTCCCCGCAGGGGATGCCGCATATGCGCTTCCGCAGCCCGGCGGCCTGCCGGCGTCCACCACGCTCACCGATCCGGCGTTCACGGACGCGAAGGCTTACGGCAAGCCGTCGCTGGGCGGCGAGTTTGGCCCAGGTCACGCGGCGCTGTTATCGAGCACCTACGTCGATGGCGGCGAAGCCGCGCTCGGCGAAGACATCGTCTATGTTGCGCCGCCGGCACCGGTCGCAACCCCGGCGTATGCGCTCGCCGGCCGCTCGGCAAACAACAGCTCATTCCTCAACCTCTTCCCTTGGTTCAAGACACCGAAGGAAGGGCTCGACATGAACAACCCGAATCCGCCGCCGGCACCGTCGCCAGCGCCCTCACCACCGCCGCCCCCGGCGACGGCGCACGGCATTTCCATGCCGGTGCTCCAGCTCGTCAGCAATCAGGGCACGGTGCAGTTCAGCGGCCCAGCACAGACCGACGCCACGATTACCATCGCTTACACGACAGGCGGCGTGTCAGGGACGTTCACCGTTCCAATCGTCAGCGGAGACACCGCCTCACAGATCGCGGCCAAGGTGCGCAACGAAGTCGATTCTTTCGTTGGCCTCGATGCATCCGGCACAGGCGGCACCGTCAACGTCATCGGTATCGGCGGGGTTCTGACCGCCTTCAACGTAACCATTTCCTGAGGACAACACATGCTCGATCAAACTAACCCACCGTTTCGCACTGGCGATATGGCATACACGCGGCCCGCGCCCGGCGGCTACGCCTCGGCCGCGCTCGTCCCGACCGATCCGGCGTTTGCCGGCACGGATGCCGCCTACGCGGTCCCGAGTCTCGGCGGCGAGTTTCAGCCAGGATCAGGCATGGCCGCGCCCACGGGGTCGCCCGTGAGCAAGGGCGCGGACGCCGATGGCGGAGCTGCGGATATTGCCGCCGCGCCGCGCATCGATGTGCCGCCAGCTCCGACGCCGCCAACGATCCCGGCGCTATCTGTCACGGTGTCTCTCCCCAACCTGATTTTTGCGGGCAAGGCCGACGCTGCGAAATCCATCGATGTCCAATTTGAGGTTAACGGCGACGCCGTGGTTCGGCACGTCACCGGCATCGCGATCCCCATCGGCACGAGTGCGGGCGCTACTGCCGCCATCGTCGCGGGCCGCATCAACGGATCGATTCAGCTCACTGCCGCTCAGACGAGCAACGAGGTACGCGTGGGAGGCAAGACGCCGAACACGCTGACCGCCCTCGCCTGCACCATCACGTAGGAGGTCTCATGAAAGCCAAGCCCAAGAAGCCAAAGCCAAAGCCGACTAGACCCGGCTACTAGGAGAACACATGCACTGGTTCATCTGTCTACTGGTCATCATCGCCATCGTGCTCGTCGTGCTGGCGTGGCGTGACCACAAGGAAAAACCACGGCTGTACTTCGCCGTCGTGGTCGTCATCATCATCCTGCTCATTCCGTGCTTTCAGCACATTTTGGGCTTGCTGGGGGCTCCGGGTCACTGACTATTCCGTAGCCGCATTTTCAACTCGAACGCTTTAACGGCTGCTCGTGCCGCGTCACGCCGAGACATATCCAGTGGATCAGAGTCGGTCGCGCCCGGCACGTAGCAGCCGCACCTTTCCATGACATGCGCGAGTGAGCCCGTAATCTGACGCATCGCACACTCGCGATGGAAGTACAGAAACGGTTTCTCGGGATCGCCGATATACGGAATTTGGTGACACAGCTCGTCGCGCTGGATCGGCTCCTCGCACCAGTCGCACAATTGAACGCGTTCGGGATTGAGCATCAGTGCTTCGCCCGCTTTTTGCTGTCGGCCGCTTGCCGCATCAACTTCGTCAGCTCTTCTCGCGACAGATTAAACACAGGGAAGTGAACCCCGTTCTTGAAGAACGAAATTTTCAAGCTCACCAGCGGCGGATCGAACTCGCCGGCAATTTCCGCCTCCAGCTCATGCCCGCGAAGCCGCGTCGGGAATCTGGCATGTAGCTTCATTGCCGTGTGACCTTTCGCTTGTGAACGAAGGGCGATTCAGTGATTTCCTTCACGAACTCATCGAGTGTCTTCTTGTCGCGCAGAAGTTCATGAATGGCTCCCGGCTCTGGCTTGCCCATCACGCGACTAAGGGCCACCGTTGCCAGCACTGTTTCGCGAATGATGCTTATAGCGCCCTCGTCCTCCTCGTCGCCGTGGGCGCTCGGGACTTCCATGTTGAACCACCTCTTTACGTCATTCGTGTCCCACTGGTCAGACGAGTTGTAGTAACGCATCCGCCATGTGTAGCTGTAACCGTAGTCCCGCCGGGTGAGAGCGCCCATGTAATCGATCACGCCGGGCTGAAGCTCGACGTACCAGATTGCCAGCGTGTTGTTGTCGATGTTGATGCTCATACAGCCAGGTCTATGCGAACCGCGTGCGCCCGCCGCTTCGGGTCGCCGTCGCCAGTGGCGTCTACGATCAGAATCACCTCGACCTTGGCGATGTCCAACCCGGTTTCAAACTGCAAACGGTTGAGGATTCCGTTTATCGCGTGCTCGGCTTTTTCGCGGAGCTGGCGGGCTTCGATAATGTTCATTTCTTTTGTTCCACGTGGAGCGCTTGAAGGCGCGGATAGCCTTGCGCCTTGAGACGCTTGTAGACCGATTTGGTGACGGCTGGCCTGCATCCGCAGGAATGGGTCCAATTTGGTCTAACTAGATCGCGGCCGAATCTGGTTACGCGCTTGCCGCAATCGCAGCGACATTGCCAGCGCGCGCCGCTGTCGGATGGCGCGGCGCCCAAGACAACCAGATGGCCGAATCGTTGGCCTTGCAGGTCAGCTCGGACGCCGCGCATGGACTCCCCTACTAGGGCTCTTCTCCGGTCTGGACCACGTGCAGGATGGCCATCGCTCGCTCGTGCGGTATCACCGCCTCCAGCGTGAAGGACACATGTCCTGGCGGGGCATCGACGGCCGACTTGATCGTATAGGTTGGCGGCTCAACGCCATCGGCGAGTATCCATCTGCCGTTGCTTTCCTTGGGTGGCGCGGTCGGCTTTGCGCGTCTGGCGTACTTGCGTTTCGTCTTCGCCGCCGCCTTTCTGGCCCGGTAGGCGGCGTTGTACTTCCGCTGCTTTTCTCGGTCCCTCCCGCTGGCTGTCTTCGCCCCCTTCTTGGCCTTTGTCTTGCCCTTCATCTTCGCCTTGTTCACGCCATTCGGCGAGCGCTCGCGAATCATGTCTGGCTTCGGATTGAAGCGGCCGGCTGGAATCAGGAGTCTGGCCATCGGCACATCGAGCACCTGGGCGATGTACCCGGCCGTTTGCTCGTTCGGAATCGGCAGTTCGCCCATCACGAAGCGCCGGGCTGTTCCGACGTTACGGGGAGAATCGTTCGGGCCTTGTGTCCCCCACAATTCGCCCGCGAGGTCCGTGTGTTTCCAGCCTCTCGCCGGGAGTAGTTCTTGCAGGGAGGCCGCGACCTTCTTAGCTACATCCTCTCCCGCTTCGCGTTGATCGGGCCACTTGAATCCATCTGGCGAGGCTTTGGGCGCGGGAGGCTTTGGCCTCTTTGCGTTCAAGAGGCCTTCGACGACTTTCATTTTCAGCTCCTTTTATCTGCTTGTGATTAATGCCTCGTACTGGGTAGCGAGGAGGCTTGCGCGGCGCGCGCGCGCCGTCTTGTGGCTACGATTGCCTTGGCTGCGTCATTGACGATTTGTGCAACGCGCTTATCGTAGTATTCAAGCCGGTGGGAAAACAATGTGAGTCGTTCGCGGCGGTGGCGCATGTGCGCCAGCGATTGACCTTTCCAGTAGTAAGAGCCGGTGCGGCAGCCTGCGCATAACATGGGGCCACCCTTTGATCCTGTTAACTCGGATAGCTCCGCCCCGCAACCTTCAACCTCACAGATCATTTTCATCAGTCAACTCCTGTACATGTGATGATCGACCCCTAACGGGAAAATAGCCGTTTCGGCCCGCCACCGCAACCGATGCCCCCTATTCAGTCAATAGATTGTCAATAGGACTTCACACCGACAATCAAAATTGAATGTCGTCCTGCCCTGATTCCGCGCCGATTGTTGCTCGATCCGGGGATTCTATATGTGAGTCGTTTAGGTGTGGTTTCCCCCGGCGCGCCTTCGGCTGACAGAACTTTGTGGCTTGTTCGTCGGTCATTTCCTGCGCGCGAACAGCCAGCAATTCCCCGGTCCCAGTGTGCTTCGTCCAGGCTGAAAGCCAATACCAGCCGACGCCGATTAGATAGATACGTCCCTTGAACTCTGGCGAGTTGGCCGATGTCGGCCTGTTGTTCTTCGCGAGATAGCCGCCGCTGCGCTCCTCGCCGTTCCACACATTTGGATTGATTCTCGATGCTCTCATTTCTGCCGCTCCGCGCGCGCCGCATTGATGACCCTAAGGGCGCGCAGATAGCGGATGAGTGACTGGCGCTTGGCCGGCGTTATGGCGACCGCGTGTGTAAGCCCAGCGTCGTATGCCGCTGCAACGTCAAACCACGTGACCCTGCCGCCGTCCCGGCGAGCGTGCGCGACGTAGTGCAGCGCGAACTCTGAGTATTCGGTTTTCATCGTGCCCTCAAAAAATGGTGAGCTTCTGATCTTCGTTGGCCGAGACCGTGATGGTCTGGTAGCTCGCCTCGTCGCCACGGCCGCGCCGTCGCCAATTCCACGCCTTCACCGTCATGCGGACCTTGATGTAGGTCGGTAGCTTGCTCGTGATGCGCTGCGCGTCTTTCGTGAACGCCTGCCGCAAAATGTATTCGACGTTGGTGCGCGACAGGTTCTCGCCCGTAAATAGATCGCGGAAAAAATCGTCGGCCGTCTCCTCGCTCTTGCGCGAGAAGTATTCATAGAGCGCAGTGCCGACGCCGGCCGACAGCGGCCGGTTGTCCTTCGGATAGTGCAGCAACGTCGCCGCGCGCTCGAAGAGTGAGAGGTGATCTTTCGCGTAGGCAATGATTTCGGTGTTCGAGAGCTTCCTAGGGTTCTTGTGCATCGAGCCCTTCTCCAACTGCTTCACCCACGGCACGGCGGACGCCACGGCCTTGACGACGTTTTGAGGGTAGTCAGTGAAGTGCAGGCACAAGGCATCAGCCGAGGTGCGTACCGCGCCCGTGTCGATGGTGGAGAACGCCGCCGCGCTGATCCCGTAGACGACCATCGTCTTGATGGAGATCCCGGCCTCGATGATGGCGAGCAATCGATGCTGGCCGTCGAGCACCTGTTCATCCTCGGCGATCACGATGGCCTGACCGTTGACCTGCCAATTGCCGTTCTTGATTTCGTTGGCCAGGAACTCGATGTGGCGCTTGCGCACCGGCCGGTTGTGGATGTTGCACCGTAACCAGTTAGTTGCCTCGGCCGGCGTAATCGTCACGACTTCCGCCACGATCCCGTCGCAGCCGTGGATCTTCGCGGCGTGCTTTAACTGAATGATGTTGCTCACTGACAGCTCCCCTTGCTTTTTGCTCGGACTGGTTTACGGTGCGCGCCATGTCGCCATGCGCCGCGCCCAATGACTCGCGTTCACGTACATGCCCTACCTGGGCCCTTGGTCTGCTCCCCTCAACTGCTCGCGCACGTTGAGCGGCTACTAGCGCGGCGCGGTATCGCTCTGCACAGGATCGGTGACACCACCTGTGCCCTATGGGCAGACCCCACCAGAACGGGAATACCTCGGCCGCCACGATTCCCTGCCGGCGGCAAGCCACGCACGTCTCGAACATGAGAGGTGCGGCCTCCGGCAGCGGGTTACGCCTGCGGCCCATCGAACAGATCCCCGTTCACGACTTCCCCGGTCTCCGGGTCCACCGAAAACACGCTGTCGGCCCCTCCTGAGGGCTGTACGGGTGCGGTCGGCTGGGGCTGGGCCGTGGAGGGGATGCCGTCGAGCGCCGTCCTGCGGCGGCGTGGCTTCGCCTCAGGGGCTTCCGGAGCCTCCTCCGGCTCGTCCTCGACCACCTCCCCGTCGATTACCCGGCCGCCCTTCGCCAGCTCCTCGTGCAGCTCCGACAGGCGGAAAGCGTTGTTCGCGGTCGTGGACAGGGGCAGCAGCTTGGCAAGGCGTCGCAGGGCCGTCTTCTTCGCCATCTCTTCGTAATGGTTCGACCACGCCGGGCCGTTGGCGTTTTGCGAGCCGGCGCGGATCGCATCGACCTGGGCCTTGGTCATGACGGCGCGGGCCGCGATCCCGCCGTCGCGGTACTTGGCGAGCGCGTACACGCCAACCATCGGGCCACGGTCCTGCCAGTTCACCATCGACTCGAAGTGCGAGTTATCGCCGAGTACATACAGCGTCTTGTCGTTGTGGCAGATGATTTCCGCCTCGACAAAGCCGATGTCACCCTGACGTGCGAGCTTGATGAGACCGCGATAGCCGGGATCGAGACAGACCTTTCCCTTGCGCGGCACGAAGTACGCCTCGCCGAGCTGGGCGTCGGGCAGGAGGCCCAACTGCGCCGCCGTCACGACGGCCGCGAAGAGCGAACTGCGGTCTAGGTTCAGGAGGGCCGGATTCTGTTGCAGCGCCGTCATGGCGACGCGCAGGAACTTCTCCACCGTCACATGCGGCGGTAGCGCGGTCTTTAACTGCGCCTGCATCGACGGTAGATAGAGTTGCGAGCGGATCAGCTCAATCGGCTTTTCGGCGGGCTTTTGTGCTACGACGGAGTTCATGGTCGGCCTCCAATGGCTGCGGGGTGAGTTCCGCCAACGTCGCGCGCGGCGGTAGTTTCAGGTACACATCGATGAGCTTGAGTACGGTGTTGATCGAGTCGGACCAGCACGCCGCGTACCCTTGAGCGCGCGCCGACTCGAGAAAGGTGACTTGGCTGTCGGTCGGCCGGCGCGGTGGCACTTTCAGCTCGATGAGCAGCCCGTGATACGCGCCGCGTGGCACCAGCATCACGATGTCTGCGACGCCAGCTCGCGCGCCAAGGGCGTGGAACATGCCGGCCGTGTGTTCCTCGCGGCGCAGCAGTTCGAGCGGCACGTGGAAGCACAGCGAGCCGACTTGCGGGTGACACTTGTCGATGTACTGCACTACCGCCGTTTGCATCTGGCGCTCGCGGTAGATCAGACCGGGCTCAGGACCAAGGCCCAGGTTCAGGTACAGCGCGTGCTGACGTGGAACCAGCTCACGCGCGCCGCTGCCGTCCACCCATTTGAGCGCGGCTTTCGGGAGCCAGCGCAGGCCGGGCTTCGGACGCTGGCGCCTCATTCGACCACCCGTATCTGACGGTACGCCAGCAGCTCGCACAGCTCGTCCATGTAGAGAAGGTCAATGGCGCGGCGCGCGTAGTTGTATGTGTTGAACTTTTTGACGTGGTAGATGGGCATCCGTTTCATAACGCTGCGCCAATCCCAGCCGATGAACGACGGGCCTTTCTCGTCGTCGTACTTGAGGAGTACGAGGACTTCCGCGCCGCGTCCTATGTCCTGCTTCTTGATGAATAGATAGTCAGGCTTGCGCGCGATCTTCACATCGATGGTCAATGGCTTCGCGCGAGTGAGAAGCGGGACGGTGAAGTCGATGCCGCCGTCACCCCTGTATTGCTGCGCGGCCCGCGCCCAGGTGTATGCCAAGCCGAAGCAGCGAGCGAAGTGCAGTTCGCCAATGACACCTTGCAGGGACTTTTCCCACTTGTCGCCGTAGAACGTCGTGCTGTTGTACTGACAGCGAACGCGTTCTTTGGCGACGGCAATCGCCAGCTCCGGCACCTCGAACTTCACAGGTAGCGCTCGAAGCCGGCGTACCCAACCCAATCAACTTGCTGCGGCGGACGCTGGAATGCGATTCGGTCTCGCATTACCTCGTCGGCGATCCACTCGGGGGTATGGGATGCGCCATGCAGCAGTCCGCCACAGCGACACTTGCAGCGCTTGCACTTTGCGGTTTCGCAGCGCATAGCCTGATAGCGCAGCGTCGCCTCGCTGATCGGACGCTTGCTCATAGGCGACTCGTCGTGATGCGAAGCTGGATGCGCTCAGGCTGCGCCTTGAAGTTTCTGGTATGCGCGGGCGCGGCCGGCAAGGTCTTGCAGGAGACGCGGCCGGCGTTGGCGGTGATGGCGGCGAACTGGTTAGACACGCAATAGGCCATGACCTTCGCCTCGATCACGTCACTGTCGGCCTCGATGCGCTTGCGCACGTCGCGCAGCTCTGCGAGTTGTGACAGCCAGCCCTCTACGTCCGGGTCGCCGCGCAGATCAACCTGTCCGTCGCCCGCGTGCCAGACCCGTTTTGCGGCGTCCATGTCGGCCGGCATTTCGGCGGGCGGCTCTACGTTCAGCTCAATGGAATCCCAGAAGGCGCGAACTCGGCGGCGTATCTCCGCGATGGCCTGATCGTGGCGCGGTAACTCGCATCGGACGATGCGGTCGCCGCTGATGAGCGCGATCAGAAGGCCGGCCGCCGCCTTGGTGCAAGCGAGTTGGGATTGCACTTGCAGAGAGAAGCGAAGCGGCGGCTCGACAAAGCCGTCCTCGTGGATGATCCAATTATCTTTGAACGATCCCCACGAAGCGTTCTTGACCTCGGCCGGAAATTCGCCGCCATCCCTCACAAGGAAAAAGTCGGGCGTCGCGCCGAGGCCAAGACAGTCGTCGTCCGTGAAGTAGGCGTTCGCCCGCACCAGCTTGTAGTCGTATAACTCGCCGGCCGCTCGCGCGATGCCATCCTCAAGACACTTGCCCAGCACCACACGTTCGTTGTCGGTGTAGTCGGCGTGCGCTAGGTCGCCCCTCTTTTCGTGCCAGAGCTGGAAGTGAGTTTGATAGCCGCAGCCAAACAGGGCCGCGACCTCGCTGGCACCGATGCAGCCGGCGCGTAGCTCTTGCCAATGCGAATCGTTGTGAATGTCGATTCGCATTTAGGCCACCTTGGAGTTGGCTGGCCGCGTGACATCAATGTATTTCCACACATCGAGCTTCTTGCCGGTCTCGATGCGAACGATGGCGAGGAGCTGGATCAGCCGCTCGACGCTCATGCTCTCGCGCGCAAACCACGCGTAGACCGCCGCCTTACTGATGTCCTCGCCGTAGAGGCCCTTGAAAAGACGCGGCAGATCAGTAGGTAAAAAGCCTAGATCGCGTTGTAGTCTTTCGTAGTTGAAATGCGTGCCGTAGGGCATGTCCGACTCCCAGCAGGTGTCCATTCCTGCGGGGGCACGCTCCTACCAAAGCAGCCACTTGTAAAAAAATGACCGTGTAGATTGCTGAAAATTCGGTTAATTCAGTTACACGCCGTCGTTGGCAACATGCGACGGTCAAATTTGTAATGCATGGTTGCCATGAGTTGACAAGATTCGTCCTACAAATGTTCTATCATCGGTGTCTACAGTGGTCATGGGTTGCCGATACGGGCGCACTCGATTGACTAACTGCAAGTTGACTGGTTTTGTAGCTTGGTCGAAAAAAAGAAAGGCACTCGTGACAGCGGGTGTTTATTAGGGTGAAGAAAGGAGCTGTGATTTGAACAAGAGAAGTGATGATCTGATGAACGTGCCGACTGACCGGAGAATATTCCGGGATCGGCTGGTGGCCCGCATGAAGGAGCAAAAGATGACGGGCGCGGAGCTGGCAAGGAGAGCGAAGCTGTCGAACGACGCTGTGAGCACGTACACCACGATGAGGAGCCTGCCGACGCCGAAGACCCTTGCGCGGCTCGCGGCAGTCCTCGAATGCAAACCGACTGATCTGATGCCCGCAAAGCCAGTGACGGAAACGCTGCTGGAGATGCGCGAGCATCACAAGCCCGGTTACAAGGTGCTGGTGGTGAAGATGCCCCTGCCCGTTCTCGACGCGATGAAGCACTACGCGCTGCTTGCCAAACTGGAGGAGGAAATGGCCAAGAACGGGAAGCCGCAAACGGAGTAGCACGGAGCTTCAAGTAGTTTGAACGAGAACGGGCACCATGAAGGTGCCCGTTTTCTTTTCATGCTCTGGCGCGCGGCGGTGGCCCGCGCCTGGGTGGAGGAGGAGGTGCCGCCTCGCGCTCCTCCTTCTCCAACAGGTATCGACGCCTGAGCCGTTCCCAGTGCTTGTCTTCCTCGGTCAGATCCGGCTCGGTGTGCAATGCCGGCGTGTGGATCTTCTCCCAGTCGTGGCATTGCTGTTTTGCGTAGACCACGTTCTTGCCGCTCTGCCAGCCGGCGGGGAAGGCGCGCTCATTGGTCCAACGTCGCAACGTGCGGCGCGATATGCGGTGACGGGCGCACAGTTCTGCGGTGGTGTAGACGGGTGTATCGAACACGACCTTTCCACGTCGTGCGGGTGGTTTTGGTTTTCTGGACATCGAAGAACCCCTCGCGGTAGGCGTTGGCAATGGATGGCGCGCGAGAAGTCAACCACCGACGACGATGCCCGTCAACGATCCGTATACGTCACTACAGACGTCTATACGGGTAGCCGGGGTCTTTCCCTACCCCCAAACGAAAAAGGCCGCCCTGCGGCGGCCTCGTTCGGTCTGGTGGGACGTTTGAGGTTACTTGACGGCGCGCAGCTTCGACTCCTCGACCTCGATAAACCGGCGGTTGATGTTGTAACCCCGCTTCGGGTCGCACATGTCGCGGACCTGCTGGCTGTCACGCATGTCCTCCTGCATCGCGGCCAGATCAGCCGAGTGCATGTTGCCGCGCTCGATGTCGCGAATCAGCTTGTGCAGCCGCAAGTGCCACGGCGCCAGCTCGGCCAGCGGGTCGGCGGTCATGAATCGCGCGCTCGCGTCGGCCTTGTTGTACCGATCCGTCACTGTCGCAGCACCCTGCCCCTTCTCGCGCGGCGTGTGGTTCATGCTCATCGAAATGAGGCGCGGCGGGCAGCCGAGATAGCCCAGGTATGTCGCGTGCGTGTGCCGCAGCGTCATACGGTCCCACGGTTTCGTGCCGCCCTTCTCCTCGATGCCACGCTGGATTTCCGTGCGTGCCGTGTACCAGCGATGCACCACGCGCTCGGGGAACACGCCGTTCCAGTCCGCGTGCTCGGGCAGCTTCACGTTCTCCTCCCAGATCGCGCGCAACTTCTCCAGTACGGTCAGCGCCTCGCCGGTGATGAGTACGCGGCGCGGCAACTTCTCGCCGCCCTTCTGGTTGCGCGCCTTGGCGTTCTCGCGCGGCGGAATCCAGATCAGCGCGCGGTGCTCGCGGCCGGCGTCGTCCTTCCATGTCTTCCACTGGCCCCAGCGCACTTCATCCCACTGCATTTTTAAGACCTGCTTCGAGCGCGCACAGGTGTACAACACGAATCGCTCGAAGAGTCCGCAGTGCTCATCTAGCCCGGTGAGTCCATCGACGTGCGGCGCGCACGCCTGCCACTCGCCCGGCAGTAGATAGCGGGTGTCCTCATCGTAGTCCGGCGGAACGATGTCCTCGATTGCCTTCGGGTTCATGTTGTAGCGCTTCGTGTACCAGCGAAGCATCGGCATCATGTGAACCATCATCGGCCGCAGCACGCGCCAGTCCCATTCCTTGCCCTTCGCCGTGTACTCCTTGCGGCCGTACTCGGCCATCGCGCCCATGAAGTCTGGGCGTTGCAGCTCGTTCACGTCGCGCCTCAGAAGATCCGGGAACACTTTCTTGAAGCGCTCCAGATACTCCTCCCACTTGCCCGGCAGCGGCGTGCCCTTGCGGCTCGTCTGCTTGTCGCCTTGCTTGCGCGCTGCCTCGTAGATCTGGATCGACGCCAGAACGGATTTCTTTTCGATCTTCGGCTTGAAGCCGTCCTGCGAAAGTTTCGTCCGCCAGACCGCGCAGGCATCGCGTGCTTGCGTCAGCGTGAAAGCGCTCGACCATGTTCCCAGGCCCTCGAAGACTCGCCCGGTCGGGGCCTCCTTCACGCGCTTGCGAAACGTGAAGGTCACGACGCCATCCTTGGCGATGTAGATCACAAGATTCCGGCACCCGGCATCCGTGAAGTCGTTGCCACGGTGCGCCGGGTCCGCGCTCATTTTCCTGAGCAGTGTTTCTGTGAAGACGATGGTTGCAGTTCTCATATTGGCTCCTGTTTCAAAAATGGCTTGTTTTGTAGGCTTTGCGCGCTCTCACGCGACTATCGTTTGCACTTGTTACTTCTGGTAAACCCATCCTACCACCGTCTGACTTTGCCCGCGATCACGACGCCTGCCATAGCAACCCATGGCAACGTGAAGCATCTACATTTTCCCTTGTTTCCAGCGAGTTACGGAAAGGCGACGGCGACCGACCGGTGTTCTACAGGTCGGAAACATCCATGTCAAGGATTGGTAAAAGTACGTGGAAGCCTACTTTTCTCGGTGTTTCGTGACTTGTAGAAAAGCCATACGACTTCCGTCGGCCCCCAGCCTTATGGGCCAGCCGGCTGGCCGCCCTCGTAATTCGGCGTTGACGGATTGTAGAATCCGCCCATCGCAGCCATAGCTCAGCGGTAGAGCGTTCCCTTGACATGGGAAAGGTCGCAGGTTCGATCCCTGCTGGCTGCACCACCATCCGACTGATTATGACGCAAGAACACGAGTGGTACTTCACAGCCGAGGACGGCGGTTACTGGACGTTTCGCATCGGCCACGCATCCGTCACGCTTCAGAAGCGCCAGCGCTACTGCGACCGTGGACACTGGGACGGCAAGGCGTTCGGTATCCCCGACCTCGACTGGCAAGACGGTTTCCCGCGTTACTACATGGACGAGACCAGGGCGAAGGCCGAGCTGGCCGCGTGGTTGCATTGGAGGCTGAAGGTATGAATTACGCACCGCTTTATGCTTGGGTCACGTTGATGGAGGACGGCGGGCCGTCAATTGTCTGTCTGCCAGCTACCTACCAAGGCGCGGACATTCCAATGCCGCTGGTAGGCTTCGGCGCGGAAGATCTTCAAAAGTATGAGGCCAGCGTCGTGAAGGTCGCCAAACAAATTGGGCAGCCCGCGTTCTTCGTGAAGTTCGGTTCGATGGAAGTCCTGAAAAGCCCAGACCCAAAAAAGTAAACCCCGGAGGGTGGGAAGCCCGTCCGGGGTTTAACTCGCCGTTGTTGTCGTCGGTTACGGCTCCGGCCTCGCGATCACTTCGCCGCCCACGTGAGCGCGGCTATTGCCATCACGGTGATGGTCAGTAGCCAGACGCCGCCGGCCATGTAAGCCAAGTATGCGAGCAACGCATACACGGCCAAAATCACAAGCGCTTCGGTCACGTGAGTATCCTCGTCACGTACTGCTCCATGTACTTCGGCACGTACTCCCAATCAAAGGGCTCATTGAACCCATTGGCGACGGCTGCCTGATACTCCGTCTCCAGCGTCGGTGCGTGGCGGATCACGGCCTCGCGCAGCGCCGCCATTCCGTAGGCGTTGCGGTATTCGTCCCACGGGTTCTTGTCGCCGGGCTTGACGCGCCTCAGGCGATGTAACACGTGCTCCCACATGCAGGCAGCGGCCTCAAGGTGCTCATAGTCATATTCACAATCGGCCTTGGCTTTCGCCCGCTCTTCGTCGGCCATCATTTCGGCGACGTTTTCCTCGCGGGTATTGCATCCCATTGGTTCCAACTCATCCAGCGGTTCGCGGACCACGTAGCCAGCATTGGTCAGGATTTCCACGATGCGCGCGTGAGTCTCGCCGTTCACTTCCTGTCCGTCGTACAAGTTGAAAATGTCTTCGATGGTGCGGACGAGGTTGACGGGTTTCGCGCGGCCGAGTGGCGCGCGCGCCTCGTTGAGCGCCTGGACTCGCCGGCCGATGGCCTCAGCGTCGTAACTCGGGACGCCCCAGTATTCGTGCCCGCTTGAGACGTGGACAGCGTTCCACAATGTGCCGCCGGCATCGGCCCGGCGCACTCGATCCGCGCGCCACGTTGGCGCGGGTTTTTTCTTCTGCATGGTTTCAGCTCCAGTTGGGTAGTTGGCCAACGGCCGGGAGCATACCGCCCCCGGCGTTGGTGAATCATCAGCGTTTTCTCTTGTTGCCTCCTTTATGCTCCATGTCCTGCGGCCACGGTTTCGCGCCCCTAGGTAGATCGTGAACGGGCATCGCCGCCGCCAGCTCCTTGGCATACCGCTTGTCGAATCGCCGCACCTTGGCTTTCAGTTTCGCCCACCGATTGAACGCGCGCATCAGCTTGGCCTCAGCGTTCTCCAGATCGGTGAACATTTTCCCGATGGCTTGGTCGTTCATACCGTCACCGGCAAGCCGAGTGAACCACGGTACGCATTGAGTATCCGCGCCCACACGTCCGGCTTGTTGATGTCGTATTCCGTGTCATGCCGACAGCCTCCTTGCCACTCGCTAACGATGAGGCTGGCGGTTTTGCGGACGACAAGCCCGCAAGATGATCCCCCGAACCTTTGGAAGTGATCGCCGGGGTTCAACAGGTACACGGCCTTTCGACTACCGGCCACCTTGAATTCCATCACGCGATATTTGGCGTTTAAATCCTGATCGTCGGCCACGGTTTCGCCTGACACTTGTTCAGTCATGTTTACAGCTCCGGTTGTTAAACAGCTCGCGCGCCGAATGTGACGCGCGTAAGGGTATTTTACCAAAGCGACTAGATAGGGCTCCTATCTACCCTGCTCGGCTCGTGTCGATTCGCGGAAACCGGCGGGCCGGTTGTCGCAAACAAAAATCGCTTGACACGTTTTCTCAACCCGGACGCCTCGCGGCGTTTCGGCCCCTCGCGGGCCTCATCAGCGGGTTACAGCGGGAGTGCCTGTTGCGCCAGATAGCCAGCGCGGTTTGCGCCATGGTGCGCGTACACCTTGGCGCGCCACTCCTCCGCGTATGCGATGGGCGGGAAGGCCTCGACCTCTTGCACGTATTCGAGCGGGCAATCGTAGTAGCAGGGGCCCACGGTTTCATCGAGGGGCTTGTATCCCCAACCGATGCGCCCGCCGTTCTCCAGCTTGAACAGGATGACGTAGCGAGTCCCGTCACGCGATTGGCCAACGGCCCACAGGCGATTTCCGTTGACGGTGTGTTTCGTCGCGCGGCAGCTCTGAAGGCACTCCGCGATGATGGCGGCCTTATCGGCCCCTTGAGTAAAATACGTTCCCATTGACAGCTCCGAAGTTAGTTAGACACTGACGCCTCACGGCGTTTCGCCCTTCCGGGCTCATCAGAGTGTCAGCGGTGGCGGGTGCCGGATAGCTCCATGACAACGACGCGCCCCAGCTCCTCGCGCACCATGCGCTCCAGCTCCGCGCGTGGGATCGTGGACAACTGGTCAACCTGAAAGTACCGGTCACTCAGGCGGCAGAACCAAGAGACCACATTGCCGCTCAGGCGCTCGGACACGTGGAACGACTCGAACGCTGCGCCGATGCCGCGCCACTTGCACGGTGGCAACACGTTCAACATGTCGTGAAAGCGTTCCGCCGTGATTTCGCGCGGCGGCTTCGGTCCCCACTTGTCCAGCTCGGGCGCGCTCATTCGCCCCCCTTGTCTGCCTGTAGCAGTTTCACAATCGCGATGGCGGTCTCAGGGTTGCAGTAGATGCGGTCGAAGCTCACAGAGTTGGGGCCGCTCACGTTGACCGTGACGCTGCCGGGGTAAAGGTTGGTGCCGTGTCGCGGGTTGCACTTCCACGCCTTCGCGAGTCTCGCCAGCGTCTCGTTAGTGCCGCGCGCGTACTCCTCGGCCGTTCGCTTGCGCTCCAGCGCCTTCGCATAGACCACGCTCGCCCCAGGTACGAGGCGGCGCATGATGTCGCGCGCGATGGCTTCGGGCTCGCGGTCCATGCTCACGGTGATGTCGGTCACTGGCGCGGTCTCGCCGTATGGCAACACATCGCGCACGGTTTGCTGGCGGTCGTTGCCATCGCGGTCTTTGATCGCCGGAAGGTCCACGGCGGCGCGTAGGCGGTTCTCCATGTTCTTGGATAGCCAAAGGTCCACCCCGTCAGCGGTGCGGACCTTGGCGCTCCAATAGAGTTCAGCGTCTGGCGCGCGCGTGACAGTCGCGCCCATTGCCTTGGCAATGGCGGCGACGAGGCCCGCGAGTTTCTTGGTTTCTTCGTTCATCGGTTACAGCTCCTAGTTAGTTGGTCTCATCAGTGCCCGCGTGACGGGCAGACATGGGCGCGCACTCTCACGCGCGCCCATGTTTCGACCTAGTGAGCGCGCACCTCCAGCCCGCTGCGCGCGCCGTGGGTGCGGCGCGTGAACTGGCCAGCGGACAGCGAGCGCTCACGCGCTACAACCATCCAGTGTTCGCGACGCGCGGCCTTCACGTGCTGGCGCGCGTGGGCGCGCCAGACGCGCGCAGTCTCGCCAGTGGTCTCAACGGCCATCTTGAAAGCGAAGCGAGCGCGGCGCATGTGCGCGTCCCGTGTCTGGCGGATGCCCGACAGATCCCAGCGCGCCCTCACTGATTCAGACCCGTGAAGGCCGACAGCGTGAACTTCACGCCCTCGTGGCCGGGGACCTTGCTGCTGCCCTCGCTGCTGGCTACGAGCATGGTCTTTCCCGTGCTCGACGGGCCGAGGCGCTTCGACAGGTCCACGGTAATTGTCAGGATGTTGCCTTTAACTTCGGTCTTGACGTTTTGCATGTGATACAGCTCCGATCAGTAGTGAGGCGCGGAATTGCGTCTCCCCATGAACCCGGCGACACCGGGCCCATGAGGCGGCGCAATCAGCGCAGCTCGGCACTCGTGTCGTACCAGTCCGCGTGAGGGCAACGCGTGGCGTCGGCCTCGATGGACTCCGGCGCGCTCTGGAACGTCGCGCCCCTGCACGGCACGTGGACCACCCAACGCGACAGGCCGCCGATGCTCGAAGCGTCAACGGTGGCGAACGTCCACCAGTCAGACCGCACATCGACTTTCAGCACGGGAAGCACGCGGTCGGCGTCACCGTAACCGCAAGCCGCAAGCCACTTGCCGGGGACTCGCAGAAACGCGCGAGGGTCAAGGCGCTGGCTGTCCAGCTCGGCAACAATCAACGCGAGCGCATCATCGCGGCGCGCCATCTCAACGGCGCTCACTGGATCACCGCGCAGGCGAGGAGCATCACCGACAAGAAGCCGACCATGACGGCCAGGGCGCACAGGCCGAAGCCAGCGCGGACGGGTGTCGGCTCCCAGCCGAAACGGGTCCGGGCGCACGGCTGATGGAAGTGGGCGCGGACGGCAAGAGCGCGGCGACGAGTGAAGCGGCCAGAGGAGGCGCGCGGCAAAGCGTAAGGGTTCATGTGTAACAGCTCCGAATGAGGCGGGATGCCTCGCTGTGCGCCCTCGTGAGAAGACGCACAACGCGGCCACCGACTCAGTAGAGGCCCTTGGCGCGCATGAACGCGTCAATCGTGGCGGCGAAGTTCGCCGGATCGGGCTCGGGCGCGGAGTGATCCGCAATGATGTCATCGCCCTCACCGCACACAAAAAAGACGCAGCACTTGCGCGGGTGGCCGGCGTGGCGAAACCACGCGGTAGCTAGATCGACGGCAAACACGGCTTCGAGCACTGCGCCCTCGGTCGTGGCGGCTTCTGGCTCGTCGCCGCCGTCGTCAACTGAGTGCGGCTCCCAGCCGGCAGCCTTGAGGGCGCGAATGACTCCGCGCACTAATTCGCGTTCGCGCTTCTGGCGCTTCTCGTTCTCGTTCATGTTCAGCTCCGATCAGGTTGTTACGGTGGGCCTCGTCGGTGCCTGCTCTCACACAGACAAGACGCGACCCGACACCGTTGTATCACGGTACACCCGTATCGATCAACCACTGTCGTTACGTGTCGTTGCGCGTGCGGCGCATCAAGGCGCAGGCTGGCGGGCGGCGGGGCTGGGAGGAGATCCCATCCTGATACGTCTGTCTAAGGACGTCCTGAGATTGGCAAAGGACGTCCTCAGACGTCTATGGTCTACAAGGAAGAACTATCTACTTAGACGTCTATGGAAGAGCAGACAGCAATGTGGCCGGAAGACCTTGCCGGCAATGCTCCCGGCAACGACGGACCGGACGCCGAGCTTGCAATCGTTCTCCTCGCTGCCGGCATGCCTCAGAGCTTCATCAGGACTCGGTGCGGCTTCGACAGCCAGCGAGCCGTGCAAGCGTTCTGCCGCGATGAGGATGTGAGGCTGGCGGCGGCTGAGCTGGCGAACGAGAGAGCTAGAAGGCTTGGCAGGAGGGCGTCTGTGTGCCTGGAAGAAATCCTAAGCACTCCGCAGACGGATCTGAGGGCGCATGTTCTGGCCATCCGCACGGCCTTGGAGGTGTCCGGCGATCTGAAACGGGATCACTCCGCGCCGGTCAAGTCAGTGCGTGAGCTGTCGGTGGGCGAGCTGAATCAGCTCATCGAGGCTACGCAGAACGAGCTGGAAAGCAGAGTTGGCAGGTATCGGGCAGACGGCAGACTAAAAGGCCCAACAAAGCCAGCGGAGACAACGAGTTAAGATGGCTGGCCACATCCCTACTAGGGAGATGGACGTTTGCATGAAAGAACCGCGCGATCTTCTATGCGCCCGCGACCCCCGGCCGCCCGCCGCGACCACTGCTATTTTTTGATTCTCGACCCCCCTTCAAAATTTCCCTTCTTCCCGGATTCCCAAACTGCGAAGCAGAAGGCGAGTCTGGCGCAGCCAGAAGCTCCGGGGGTTCCCTCTAGGGCCATCACGATCCGTACTGGTGGCAGTCGATACCTACTGATATCGGTATAACGTCGTACTTTCTTACAGAGGTGGCAACGTTTAGGTTACACCCTCGCCGCAATTCGTCGTGTGCAAATGGAGCTGCCATGTTTGAAGACGACAGTCTGCCGCTGCCCGACCGGGCGACCTTGCAGGAACTGATTCGCAAGTGTCGTGCCGTCCAGCCATTCACGGGGACGGATTACAACTGGCTCGTGAACATCCTTGTGACGCTGGAGCATGACGCGATGTATGCGTTGCGTGAGCGCATGCGCAAGTACGAGCAGGAGGGTCGCTGATGTTGAAAGCCCGCGCTGGTGACAGGTTCGTCTTTGGCCTATCGGCCAAGAACATCGAACTACTGATGAACGGCCACCCCATCGACATCGATCTGAGGGAACTCGGATGCACGAGCGGGCACGTGTTGATCTTCTACGGCAAGACCGAAGGGGACATGAAGGCGGCGCTCGAGGATGCGGGGGTGGAGTTGCCGGAGCAGCCGTCGTGAAGCGGCTGACCGCCGAGCAACTACTTGCGCTCGCGCCGAGAACGGTCGAGCAGATGATCGACCGAATGGCCGAAATGGGCATGGCGATTTCCGTCTACATGTTGGACGCGAAGCGCAAGGCGTGCGAAGTGTGGCTCTACCCCGAGGAGCTGTTGGTTTTCATGACTGACCCGGTGACATACATGCGCCACATTCACGTACCCCCCACGCGCGTCGTTGGACTTCGCAAGCCGGCCGCTGAAAGCACGCACGCCGGCCACAAATGCCTGCGCTGCGGCGCGGGCCCGGAGTGGCTGAAATGAGCAACGATTTCGAGCGTATCAAGCACTCCATTGAGCAGGCCGCCGACATCATGCGCGCTGCGGTCGAGAAGGATGACACGCGGCAGTGGGACTACTTCATCGTCGCCGTGCCGGAGACGCAATCGGGCGAAAAGACGACGACCATCGCGATGCTCTCAAGCGTAGCTCCCGAGGAGTTGCCCTACTTCGTCAAGTTCCTCGATGTGGTGCTCACCAAAAGCATCAAGACGGGCCGCTTCATCGATGACCGCAGTAAACCCGAGGGCAAGCCCTCGTGATCGCCGAACTCGACACCGCCGAGAAGGTTCACGCTGCCATGCTGCGCGGGGCGATTGCCACGATCAGCATGCGCCAGTGCGCGCACGTCCACGGCGAGGCGACGATGAAGGAGTTCAACCGCTGGGATGAGCTGCGCGGCGACCTTCAGACGGTTGAGGAAGTGTTGCGCGAATACGAGGGCGAGTCTGCATGGGAGAAGGCGCAGGAGGCCATTGACCACGTGACGGTGCTGCGCGCGCAGGCCGAAGGCCTTAGAAGCGCCCTGCTCGAAGTGCAGAACATGCTGGAGCGCTGCCGCAAGGTGATGGAAGCGAACGATCCATTGAATGCCCGAGCCATCTTCGGGCGCGAACAAGGAGACGGACATGGCGAGCAAGCGAGGCAAACGTCCGGGCCTTCGGGCACGGTCTAAAAACGCACGGACGGCGAAAAAGGAGAAGGTCTACAAGCTGCCAAAGCGATTGCGTGAAAGCATGAAGGACACGCTCCAAGGGATCAACGAGTACGTCGCGCGCCCCGTGATGTGTTTCTACAGCGTCGATGAGGGCACGCCCGCCGAAGGCAAGCTCGTCCTGGTGCGCTTGAAGAACGGCGTGTATCGCTACGGCATGGTGCTCGCGGGCCGCTTCGCCGCGCACGACTATCACACCGATGAGTTCGTTTCCTTCGCGCACGCCGAGTGGATCACACACTGGATGGAAATCATCCCGCCCGTGCCCGCCCCTGCCCTTCCCGCACAAGCCGAGTCGGCCGACGAGGAGGAGGAGGCGGCGGAGACCGAGTTTCAAGCGGCGGGCGAAGCGCCTGAGCGCTCTGAGGGTGTGCGCGCATGACCGACGACAACAAAGAAATCGCGGTGGAGACGACGGGCAGCCTCGCCCGCAAAGCCGGTATCAGCCCGGCCACCGTGCGCCTGTATGTGAAGAACGGCTTGCTCGATTGTTCGCGCACCGAGGACGGCCGGCGGCTCTTCAAGCCCTCGGCCGTCGCACGCGCGCGTGCGATCTTCGAGCGTCGCATGAACGGCAAGGGGTACGTCCCACGGGAGTAGCCATGTTGATCCACGAAGACCAGAAAAACGTCCGAGCACTCACAGAAACCGCCGACTTCATTGACTCGGGATTCCAGTCATTCAAGGAACAGGCGAGACTGCCGAATGCGCTGCTCACGGAAGCCGCGTTCTATGCCGGAGCGGCGCTCGCCCTGAAAGCGCGTGAACACTTCGAGCGCGCCGCTGAAACTTACGGCCCGCAGTGCGTCGCGTTTCTGAACGGCCTCATCGCGCAGGAAATCAATGACTGGATGGAAAAGCACGCGATGCAACTGGAATGGGAACCACACGTACCCCGGAGCTGGAAACAATGAGCAGCCTTGACCCGCAACGACTGACCGGCCTCGCCCGCTTCATTCGCTCGCAGGCCACCTTGACCGACGAACCGCCATACACCCAAGGGCCGGGCAGCGTGAAGCTGAACAACGAGGAGGCGATCACCATCGCCCAGGCACTCGATGAGTACGCCCAGCAGCTCGCGGCGGTCGGCAATCCGCTCTGGAGCTACCTGCGCTTGTCTGCATTTTTTCGCCGGCACGGGATCATCGCGAAGAGCCAGCCGGCCTGTTTCGTCTGCGAGAAGCATTCGATCAAATGGCCGCCGGCCAAGCAGCACGACGACCTGCCGAACATCATCGTGTGCGATACCTGTTATCGGTTCGCGACCGCGCCGCGATTGAGTGAGCCGGTGTGAACCATGCACCCTCACCCGGACAAACTACACGTGCGGCGCTGTTATCGCGCGCACCTCATCGGCTCAAAAAGGAAATGGGGGACGGCGCGCGGGCTCATTCATTACCGCGCCATTGTTGAGACCTACTTGTGGACGAAACGATCCTGACCAAGTGCAGCTCCGCCAAGCGCGGCTACTACAGTCATGCGGCGGCCTACCGCGCCGCGCGCAACCAGATGGGCCGGCAGCGAGACGTGATTTTGCGTGTGTACCGATGCGAGGAATGTCACCAATGGCACCTAACTTCGACCCCAGCTCTTCCGAGCTCCCAGACGCTCAAGTACCTGAAGATGCGGCGCACGGCCGAGTGGTAGTCGGCTCGCCGGTTCCTATCTACCTCGCGGTGGCATACCGCTGGGGCGAGACCAATAATCACTGGTACTACGTCTACGCCGGGCTCGATATGACCAAGGCGTTGGCGCTCGCCGAAAATGAAAGCAACCACCGTGGCGGCAAGTACGCGGTCTGCGTGTGGCAGTTCACGCCGGACGGCTGCGACTACAAGATCGTGGGCTACTTCGCTTCCTCACAAGAGGATGAGGGCACGAACGAGCCAGAACACTCATGGTATATCGACTACATCCAGCGCCTCGGGCATTTCCTCCACGACTGCGCGTCAGGATCGACGCTGTTGCCAGACCCCGAAGACCCCAAGCGGCTCACGTTCCAGTCGGTTGAGATACCCGGATACCAGCGCAAAAAGGTCGAGCACGAACAAGGAATTTTGCAAGCGCTGCGAGGTAAGCGCAAAAATCGACAGAGCGAAGGAACGTCCTAACAAAGCGAGGCATGTATGCCGTTATTTGAAGTTGCAATCTTGCAGAAACCCACGAAGAAGGCCGCCGAGGATGGCGAATCCGAGAGGCTTGTCTTTGGCCCAAAACCCGTCGTCGCCAACGACGATCAGTCAGCGGCGATTGCCGCCGTCATGGATGGCGAGGCACCACGCGACCTTGACCGCTCACGCATGGAGGTACTGGTTCGCCCTTTTGCATGAAGCCGCGCGCCAATGTTCAGGCGTTGCGGCAACAAACTGGCGGGCCGGAGGACTTGAAGGCGTTGCAGGAACGTATGCGGATGCGCAGTGATACGCAGGCCATGGGCTCCTCCACGGCCTCCCTCGTCAACTACGCGTCGGCCCTGCCCGGCTCGAAGAAGTACGACGCGGCCGGGCTCACTAGATAGTTTCCGCACACCAGGGGCGTAAGCGGGTCCATGCTCACGGAATCAGAGTACAAATCGAAGCTCGCGCGCGCGGAAGAACTGTGCGCGCTCGATCCTGACGCGAATAGTCCCGAGGGTTTGTTGCTCCTTTCCCTCGTGGATGAGTTGCAGGAGTACGAGCGCGCCAATTTTCCTTTCGAGATCAGCAAGGCCGACATCGCGATGATTCGCGGTTACGTGCCGAGTAAGTGTAATTTCTGCGGCCGGGACCTGTCGGTCGAGGAGCTGGAGCCCGAGGAAGCCGGCGAATGGGCATGCCACTACTGCCTCCTGCGATGGGCGCAGGAAGACGGCAACACTCGTGAGGCATTGTTCTGGGAACGAATCATCAAAGAGAGAAAATGCCGCCGTATTCCCTGAAATGGATGGCCGAAGCCGGCTATGTGATGGGACTATCTACCATCGGCGAAGTGGCGAGCCACATGGAAAGCCACTATGACGCGTACTGGCTGATTAGTGACGTTGCCGACCACACCGGACCCTATGCCGAGTGGTGCGACGCTGTGGCGAGTCACTTGGATTCGAGCATCGACCTGTGGTTGTCGGACGACGACAAGAGGGAAATCGATGAGGAGATGGAGAAAGCAATGGCCGAGGGCCCCTCCGATGGCGGCCAGCGGTCTGACGATTTACGCGAGGCAACACCAGATGAAAAAGACGAAGAAGAAGGCGAGCAGGAAAACAAGCACTTCTAAGTCCAGCCAGGTCGTGACGCTGACGATGGATCTAGACCTGAAGGAACGCCTTGAGCAGATTGCAAGCGACGCGTACACCAGCGTCCAAATCGTCGCCCAGGTGTTGCTGGCGACAGGGATGCGTATGGGTGGCAATGCCAAAGACGCCGCGCTCAGGGACGCTGTTGCGACCGTCATGGAGCTGGAAGCGAAGCTGTGCCGCTGCCAGCAAGTGATGGAAGCGAACGACCCCGACAACGCCCGCGACATTTTCGGCGCGCCGACTGCGCCGCCCGCAGAAACGCCGGCCGTGGCGGCCAGCGGGGAGACCGCGCCCGTGACATAGGTACTTCAAACGAGGTGATCTATGTCCCGTGCATTGAACCGCCACTATGACGCAGTGGCGAAGGCCCGCCGTACCCGCATTCTCGCGGCGAACTACTTCGGCTGGCACTGCGAGCGCCCATGGCGCGACTTTTCCAAACTCCTGATGAACGAGCCCGGCCGTTGGATTCGCGAAATGATGACGCGCCCGGCGCGCGGTCGCGCGAACCAGCTCTGCCGCCTCGTTACCCTCGGCCGCGACGCCGACGAGTGGCGCTGGCCGGATGGCAAGAAGCCGCACCTGTACTACTGGTGACGACAGCGCGCTGTAGACACCTGTCCCCCGCTCGGAGTACCTTCCGCGCCGGGGCTCAGGTGTCTGGTGTGGGGTGGAGCGATTCATGGCGTATCCTCCGGCCTATACGCGGACGTTTTCGTTCACGGATTTCGAGACTAACTTCCCCGGCGAACCGAAGCCGGGCGATGAACTCGACACCGAATACGACAACGTCTCGAACGCGCTCACCGCGACGCAGGCGAACCTTGCCCTCATCCAGCGCGCGGACGGCCAGCTCGCCAACGATTGTGTTGGCGAAGACCAGCTCCAAGACGGCATTTTCGATGGCATCGCCGATGGGATCACTGCGGACGCGGAAGCCGCCGCTGATGCGGCTGCGGCAAGTGCAAGTGCTGCGGCGGGTTCTGCCACCTCCGCCTCCGCGTCCGCTTCCGCTGCGCTGACGAGCGAGAACAACGCGGCGGGAGCCGCCGCCCAGGCTGGCGTGTCTCAAGGCATTGCGCAGGGCGCGGCCACGCAGGCGGAAGGGTTCCGCGACGACGCCGACGATGCGGCCGTGGCCGCGACCAACGCGGCGAACGAGGCGCAGGGCTTTCGCAACGAAGCCGGATTGCATGAAGCGCTCGCATTCGATTGGGCGGAGAAGCTCGAAGGGCCGGTGATGCCAGCGCCTCCCGGCTGGCCCGAAGCGGTCGATGACGGAATGTTCTCCTCGAAGTGGTGGGCGATCCGCGCACGCGAGTACAACAGCGTCAGTCACATCGACCTCGGCAGCGGACAGGCCGACATCGGCGCGGCGTTCGATGAGTGGGACGCGATACCCGGCAACGAGCTGCCGCTTGGCCAAGTGTTCGCGACGTGGGGAGCGCCGCCACTCGAATACGCGCTGACTGATCCGTCAGACCCTTCTGACCCCGCAAGCTGGACGCTCATCTCCGGCGGGCCCGGACCTCCGGGGCCGGCGAACACGCTCACAATCGGCACGGTTACGACTGGCACGCCATCGAGCGCCACCATCACCGGCACCGCGCCGAATCAGGTGCTCAACCTTGTCATTGAACCGGGCGCGACGGGTGCGACTGGCGCGACGGGTGCGACTGGCGCGACGGGTGCCCCAGGTCCCGCCAACACGTTGAACATTGGCACCGTCACCACGGGCGCGCCGGGTTCTGCGGCAAGCGCATCGATCACGGGAGCCGCGCCTAACCAGACGCTCAGCCTAACAATCCCGGCCGGCGCGAACGGCGCTGATGGCGCGGTAGGCCCGCCCGGCCCGCAGCCGCCACTCGCGGACCCGACCGGGCTCATCGGTCTTGCGGCTGTCAACGGCGTGAGTACAACCGCCGCGCGTTCCGATGCGCGACATGCACTCGATCAGTCCATCTCGCCGACGTGGACCGGCACACATTTTTTTGTCGGGCCAATAAGCATCGCGTTTGCCGCGCCCGGTGTTCAACTCGGTCAGGCGGCCGGTGACGCCTATGTCTCGGCTTACTCCGCTGCCGCTCCGGTGAATGAACGCCGCTGGGATTTACAGGCGGGCACGACCGGCCACCTCGCCCTGCGGGCCGTCAATGATGCGTACTCGGCCGCGTCAAACATCCTCGACGTAGACCGCAATGCAACGGCCATCTCTGTCGTCGCATTTGGTAACGCAACAGACAACCCGGCGTACAACTTCCTCGGCACTGGCACGGTGACGGCGGGTGGCGTGTTTCGCGCATCGAATGGCACTGCCGCCGCGCCCGCCTACTCGTTCAGTGCCGAGGCCAACACCGGCATCTACAGGGGTGGAGCCGGGTTCATGAATTTTTCGGTGGGCGGGGTAGATCGAGTCGTCATGAGTACCGGCTCGCTGTACGTCCGTACTCGCATATGGGCCCCAGACCTTGGAGCCGCAAGCCCGTCGTACTCATTTGAAAATGACACCGACACCGGAATGTTCCGTGGCGGGGAGAACCAGCTAAATTTTTCGTGCGGCAGTACACAAGTAATGTTGATGCTCCCTGGTGGAGTTGTCCCAACGGTTCAGGTTCTCGGGGGATTAGGCGCTGGCGCTTCACAGCCAGATTATTCCTTCTACGGCGACGGCAGCACCGGCATGTTCCGCGACTCGGCCGGCAGCATTGCGTTTGCAGCGGTTGGGGTCACAGCAGCGCTGATACGCGGAGCCGGGATTCTCATGCCCAGCGGCAAAAGCATTTTCGCCGATGACGGCGTGGCAGGTGCCCCCAGCATTCGCTTCCTCAACGATCAAACTACTGGCATCTCGCGTCCGCTCGCGAGCACCATCGATTTTTCAACCGGGGGCTTTGCGGCAACCCGCATGACATCGGCGGGCGTCTTCTCCGTGGGGTTCACTACAGGGTCCTCGCGCGCCATCAAGCGCGAGACTGGCGCACCGAAGTATGCGGCCTCGATCCTCGCGCGGCTGCGGCCGATTTTGTATCGGCTGCTGGCCGGCGACGACCGCGAACAGTTAGGCCTCATCGCCGAAGAAGTTCACGAGGTATGTCCGCAGCTCTCGGACGGTAAGGCCGTCGCCTATGACCGGCTTGCGCTCCTGCTACTCGCCGCATGGCAGGACGAAAGGCAGGCCGCGTAATGACAACCGGTTACATCGTCACCGGGCGCGGCGACCTTGACACGATTTTCAAGGCTCGCACGAGCGCGGCAATTACAGACACGGGCTTTCGCCGGGGCGCATCAACCGACTTGTCGCAGCTCTTCGAGCCGCGCGCCGGCACCCCCCAGGTTGCGAACACCGGTTTTGTCTCCGGCACGCACTCCGCCGACCTCGCGCAACTTTTCATGGACATCAACGCGCTGTTCGGTGATCGCACGCTCGGCGCTGTGCAGTCAGGCACATCGGTCGGTTACGCCGCTTCGGAATACACCGCTACTTTCTACGGCAGTCTGTCGGATCGCAACCTTCCCACTTCACGCGTCGGACGGCTGACAACGCTCAACGGAACGGAAGTTCGTATGAGCCTGTTGGCGGACGGCGCGGCTCCGGCCAACGATGACACCGTCTGGATAAGCGTCCAGATACGCGGCGTGTTCACCGACTCGGCCGGCGCGACTGTCATTCGCTCGCTCAATCGCACCTCAGCCGGCACGACTGGCACGGGCAATGTGGGCGGAAGTTTGTTTGAGCGCTTTTGGATATTCCCAATTGCGTCCGCGAATTTTCTGAACGGCGAAAGTTACCGGCTTTTATTCCACGTGGGGTAGTTCGATATGCAAAACGGACACGACAAGCAACCGCAGACGATCAGCGTGAACCCGCAGCAAGCGGCTGCGTTCGCCATGCAATTCCTCGAAGCGGTAGCGCATACCCGCGCGCAGCGTGAGGCGTATGACATGGCGGTCGGCATGTTGCAGGCGATTGCCAGCGGACAGGTGATCCTCGCGCCGCCCGTGACCTTGGAGTCGCCGCCGCAGCCGAAGGTGGACGAACGATGAAGACGCTCGCCGCGCTGCTCGCCATGGTCGCGATGTGCGGGTGTGCGATTCACCACCTCCCACGCGCCGACGAGGATGAGCCGAAGCGCGGCAGCTTCACCGTCGTTGTCTGCATCTTCGCGAGCTGTCGCGACATTTTTACTCCCCGAGAAAAGCAAGAAACGCCGACCCCTTCCTCCAGCGTTCGCAAGAACGGAAGCGTGACGGACCTGCAAGCCTCGCGGCTCGACCCCGGCACGCGGAGGAAGGGGATCGGCCCCTCGAAATAGGAGCGATGAGAGATGCCTGAGAAGTACCTGAGACTACGAGATGAATTCATCCGACAAGGCAAGCCTGCCGCGAAAGCGAAAGCCAGCGCTGCCAAAATTTACAACGCTCAACGGAAGCCCGGAGCTGCCCCAGTCCAGCCCGGAGCCTACGAGCGCAGCTTGGGCGAAGCCGCCACCCGCCGACGATATTGAGGGCGAGGCCGAGGCCAAGGGTATCGAGGCGCTGCGAACGCGCCTTGAGGCCTTGCAACGCCTGAAGGTATTCAAGGAAGCACGCGACGACTTTCTCCTGTACTGCCGGCTGCTGATGCCATCACCCGACGACCCGGACGATCTGTCCGAGTCGCTGTACGAAGTGGCGAAGCATCACAAGATCCTAGCCGCAGCTCTCGAACAGGTGGAGAAAGGCCTGTGGCCCAGGTTGATCGTGACCATGCCACCGCGTCACGGCAAGACGCAGCAAATCAGCAAGTTCTTCCCCTCGTGGTTCACGGGCCGCGATCCGTATCGCTCTACCATCATCGCGACATACAACGACGATTACGCGGGCGACATCGGCCGCGACGTGCGCGACGTGCTGCGCCATCCGCGCCATCTCGATGTGTTTCCGAACTGTAAGCTCAAGACAGGCGCGCAGGGCTCCGACCGCATCAAGACCGCGCAGAACGGACAACTCTCATTCGTCGGACGCGGCAGTAGTTCGACCGGACGCGGCGGCCATCTACTCATCGCCGACGACTTGATAAAGGATGCGGAGGAAGCCGACTCCCCGACCATCCGCGAGAAAATTTGGCAGTGGTTTGTGAAGGTCTTCCTCACCCGCCAGATGCGCGCGGGCTCGTGCGTCGTGCTCGTGATGACCCGCTGGAACGAGGACGACATTGTCGGTCGGCTCACCGACCCGCACAACCCCGCATACAACCGCGACGAGGCCGCGAAGTGGAAGGTGCTGAACCTTCCCGCAATTGCGGAACTCAACGATCCGATGGGCCGCCGCCCCGGTGAAGCTCTGTGGCCTGAGCGCTTTCCGCTTCCCATGCTGGAAGCGCAAAAGCGATTGGACCCCTCAGGATTCATGGCGCTTTACCAGCAGCGGCCCTCCCCCGAAGAAGGCTCATTTTTTCGCGCCGCGTGGCTCAAGACCTACATGGCCGCGAATCGCCCGAAGGCCGAAGAAATGCGGATCTACGCCGCAAGCGACCACGCCATCGGCACCGACAAGAAAAAGCACGACGCGTCCGTAATGCTCATCGCCGGAGTGTGCCCTAACAAGTACCTTTGGCTGCTCGACTGCTACTGGGATCGCCGGCCGCCTGACCAAACGGTCGAAGCCATGCTTGACATGGTGGCGCTCTGGAAACCCTCGTTCTGGTTCGCCGAAAACGAAGCGATCCTGAAGTCAATTGGCCCGTGGATTCACAAGCGAAAGATCGAGCGCGGCATCCCTGTCGTGATCGATTCGATCAACGTCCACAAAAACAAAGAGGCCATCGCGCAGTCAATCGCCGGCTTGATGCAGGCCGGACGCGTCGTGTTTCCGCGCGCCGCGCCGTGGTTCCCGGAAGCCAAGCATGAACTCATGCACTTCCCACACGGCACGAATGACGACTTTGTGAGCGCGATTTCACTCATGGGCTTGAAGGTGTTGCAGCTCATCGCGGGCACGCCGCAACGAGACACACCCTCCCCCGCCGCGAATACGTTCGGCTGGTGGAAAAAGGAAATGGAGTATCAGCAGAAGTTGCGCGAGGCCCCTGCGCTCGCAGAGGTGTGGTGATGATTATCAAGGGCTATGACATCGAAGTCCCAGAGGCGCGCAGTGCGCTGGTGCTCGAACTGCAAGAAGACGTGCGCGCGGACAAGAAGCACTTCCGCGACGCGTTCAAACAGATGCTCGATGACATGGAAGTGGCGTGGACTGGTGCCTCGAAGAGTTGGCCGAAGACAAACTACCGCGTGAACATCACGCAGCGGTTTGTGCGCCAGAAGGTTGCGAGCCTATACGCCAAAAATCCTCGAGCCGTGGCCAAGTGCCGCCCGCGCCTGAAGTTCAAGTTCTGGGATGGCACCATGCAGCAGTTGCAGATGGCGATGCAGGGACTTCCAGACCCGATGACCGCGATGATGATCTTGCAGGACATCCAGGCCGGCAAGGCCGAAGAGGAAATGTACAAGAAGCTCGGCAAGACGCTGGAGTGCTGCTTCCACTACTACATCAACGAGCAGATTCCGACGTTCAAGAGCCAGATGAAGCGCTGCGTGCGCTCAGCAGTTCAGGCCTCTGTCGGTTACGTGAAGCTCGGCTTTCAGCGCGAAACGGACCTGTCGCCTGACAACAAGGCGAAGATCGCCGACAGCCAGCAGCGCCTTGCCCACATCCAGCGACTTATCGATGAACTCGGTCCCGAGGGTGACAAAACGATGTTTGACGCCGAGGCCGAAGAGCTGAGGCTGGCCGTCGATCAGTTGCGCAAGGAGGCCATGGTGATTATCCGCGAGGGCTTGGTCTTCGACTTCCCGCGCGCAACGTCCGTCATTCCTGATCGCAAGTGCATCGCGCTCGACGGGTGGATAGGCGCTGACTGGCTGACCGAAGAGCTGTTTATGACGCCCGACGAGGTGAAGGAATTTTATCAGCTCGACCTAGCGGGAACGGCTACCCCTGCGGGCGGACCGTCCTATTCGGCTTACTCCACTCAGGGGATCGAGTACCGCCAGAATCCGCGCACGGACTTGACCGGAAAGCATGATGACCTTGTTTGCGTGTGGATGATGTACCACAAGCCGACCGGGCTGAAGTTTGAACTGGCGGACGGGTACAAGGACTTCTTGAAAGAACCCGAAGGCCCCGAGGTTCAGGTCGAGCGTTACTTCCCGATTTATGCGCTGTGCTTCAATGAACTCGAACATCCAACGAAGTTATTCCCGCCGAGCGACGTATGCAACATGACGCCGCAACAGATGGAGCTGAACCGGCAGAAGGAAGCGCTGCGCGAGCACCGCAAGGCGAACCGTCCTGGCTACGTGACGCCGAAGGGCGCGCTGTCGGAGGGTGACAAGGCGGCGCTGCAAGGCGCGGAGGCCAACGCCGTGGTCGAACTCGACGGCATGATGCCGGGCAACAAGGTCACGGATTTGCTTCAGCCATTGCCCAAGGTCGGCGTCGATCCGAACCTGTACGAATCGGTTGGCATCATGGATGACGTTTACAAGACGGTGGGTATGGCTGAGCCCGCTTTCGGCGGCAGCTCCGGCGACACGGCGACGGCCGTGGCCACCGCCGAGCAGGCGCGCACGGCGGCGCTTGAAGCTGAGGCCGACCAGTTGAACGACTTCCTCTCGATTCTCGCGCGCGACGCATCGCAGATCATGCTGGCGAATTTGGACCCCGCGACCGTGCAGGAGATCGCCGGCCCCGGTGCCATCTGGCCGCAGATGAACCGCGAGCAGATCGCCGCCGAGATGCATCTGGAGATCGTCGCCGGCTCGAACGGCCGGCCGAACAAGATGCAGCGCCAGCAGGCATTACAGCAGCTCGTGCCGTTCCTCATCCAGATTCCCGGCGTCAATCCGCAGTGGTTGGGCGAGAAGCTGATCGAGGCCATCGACGACTCGCTTGACCTCACAGAAGCGTTCACCTCCAACCTCCCATCTATCCAGATGCTCAACAATGCACCCCCTCCGCAGCCGGCCGCGCCGGGGGCAGAAGACCCGGCGGCTCAAGGACCTGCGGGTGCCAACAACGCCGAGGCCCCGCCGACTCAACCGCAAGGTGCGAGCCCCGCGCTTCCCGGCCAAGGCGGACCAGGACGCCCGCCACTCGTGGCGCTTCCGAACTACAACTGAGGGTTCGCCGACCGTTGTCTATAGACCGCTATCGGTTTGTCGGCGTATATTCCGCGCGTTCGCTCAACAGAGACGCCCGTGGCCCCGAACGAAGACGAATCGAAGGACACCCCGGAACCGGAATCGTCACCCGGAAGCGAACCAGCCCCCGACGCAAGCGCGAAAAACGCGCCCGCAGAGTCGTCAACTGCGAAGGACGAGGACAAGAAGACCCTGCTGGATGCCGTCAAAGGCGCACTCGAAGTCACTGACTTGGAGGACGACGAGGCTCCGGTAGTAATCAAGTCCAAAGCGGACCCGTCCACCGCCGAAGGCGACGAGCCGGAAACCGAAGGCGGAAAGAAGCCAGATACGAAAGACGACGTGAGCGACGACGCGTTGCTCGCGGCGCTGGAAAAATTCAAGGGTGAAGTTCCACTCAACAAGATCGAGCGCTTTCGCGAGGTCTTGAACGAGAACAAAGCCCTGAAGGGAGTCAACGAGCGATACCGCTCGATGGACGCCACGCTGGCCGACATCGGCCGCGACGCGATGAAGATGGGCATGTCGCAAGAGGACATGGCCAAACTATTCGCATGGCCCAGACTCCTTGCGAGCGATCCGAAGGCAGCGGTCGAACAATTGCAGGAGTTCACCGCGACGTGGCAAGAGAAGGTCGGGCACTCACTGCCGGCCGACTTGAAACAGAAGGTCGATGACGGCGTTCTGGATGAGGCCACGGCGAAGGAGGTTGCGCAGCTTCGAGCTGGCAGCGTCCTCGACAGAACCCGCCACGAGGCGGAAGCAGCGGAAAGCAATCGCATCAGCGCCACGCAGAAAACGCGCGAAATTCACGATTCGGTCAACGCGTATCAGGCAGAACTGAAAGCCTCCGACCCCGACTACACGCCGGAAAAGCATGAAATGGTGGTCGATGCGTTGACAGCATTGGTCACGAAGAACGGCGTGCCGGGAACAGTTGCAGATGCGCGGGCGATGGCCAAAACAGCCTACGACACCGTGACCAAGCGACTGTCAGCCTTCAAGCCGCAACCTCGTGCTGTAGCTAGTCCAACGGTCGGCCGACGACTCACCAAGCCGGCCGAGGCACAGCCCAAAACAATGCGCGAAGCAATCGAGAACGCGCTGGGCGGGTAGTTCGGTCGGCCTCGTTCGGAGGCTGAAACATGGCATTCACTGCGTCGGAGCTGGCATCCATTGCCAATGCCGCTCTCGACTTTCATTTCAAGGGGCAGCCGCTTCCTCAGAGCATTCAGGACAAACCGCTCCTGACCAAGCTCGAAAGTTCGCGGAAAACATTCCCCGGCGGCAAGGGCGACATCACCATCCCGGTCAAGGGCAAGTACGCGTTTGAAGGCGCGGCCGTTCCCCCGACTGGCTCACTGCGCGGCTTCACGCATGACGACGCGGTTGCCTACGGCAACATCGCCGGCATCGAGCGCGTCAAGTATCCGTGGCGCGAAGTGCATACCGGCTGGAACTGCACTTTCACGGAACTGAAGATCGACGGCATCACCGTCACGGATTCCGCGTTCGGCGAGAACACCAGCAAGCACAGCCGCCGCGAAGTCACGGCGATCACGAACATCATGCAGGACAAGGTTGAGACCTTCGGCGAAATCACCGCCAAGTCTCTCAACACGATGTTCTGGGGTGATGGCACGGCCGATCCGCTCGGCTTCCTCGGCCTGCGCTACTTCATCACGGCGACGCCTGCGGTCGGCGTGACGGGTGGCCTCGACCGCGCGACGAATACGTGGTGGAGAAATCGTTTCGCGACCTGGGCCGGCGCGACCATCGAAATTCCAAACGCGTTCCACGCTGAGATGCGTCAGCTCCGCCGGTACGGCGGCAATCCGAACCTGGCTCTCGCGGGCTCGGCGTTCCTCGATGTGTTGGTGAAGCAGCTCCGCGACAAGGGCTACTACACCGATGCCGGCTGGACTCGCCCGCAGTCCACCGACATCGCCATCGCGGACATCAGCTACAACAACCTGAAGTTCATGTACGACCCGACGCTCGATGATCTGGGCGCGGGCTTCACGAACGCCTGCTACGTAGTCGATACGAAGCACCTGTATCCGTATGCGATGGAACAGGAGTGGGGCAAGGATCACGCCCCTGCCCGACCGCACGACGTGTATGCGCTCTTCAAGGCGCGCACGTACACCGGGCAGCTCTGCGCCGATCAGCTCAACTGTCACGGCCTGTATCAAGTTACTTGATGCAGTCTCGCGGGGCGGTGTCGTGCCGCCCCGCTTCATCACGCGAGGGTCGAACATGCAGACATTGAACGCACTGGTAGCTCTCACCGGCGACCGCAACAACATGGTTTGGAAGATCGGGCTGACGCCTGCGGAAATCCTGCTCTTGCAGGGCTTGCATGGCGCGGACTCCGTCCTCCAGATCGAGCCATCCGGCGACGTAAAGCGCGAACCATCGGAGGAAATTGCGAGACTCAAGGAGCTGTATCCGCTGCATCACGCACGCGTGCAGAACATTTGGCGCGACTTCCCCGGCCCAGCGTTCCCCATGCGTATCGATGTGCTCGGCATCAACCCCTCGTTGCTGAGACCAGCGGAGGCGGCAGCGCCCTACGCGGTCAGCGCCAAAGCGTGACGCGATGCGCGGCCAAACACTCAACGAGTTGTTGAGTGACCTGAAAGCGGAGTGCGGTTACAGCAGCAACGCCGCCCACGGCATCAACAATCGCGATTCTCTCGTGCAAGTCCTCAAGCGCACGCAGCGCCGGCTGTGGAGCGATTGGGACTGGATGCACATGCGCGTGTCGCGCGACATGCAGTTGAACTCGGGACAGCGTTACTACAACTGCCCGACTGATTTGCCCTACGAGCGCATCGACGCTGCGGAGGTGAAGTTCGGCGGGCAGTGGTTGCCGCTCGTGTTCGGCATCAACGAGCGGCAGTACAGCATCTACGATCCGCGTATCGATGAACGATCATGGCCCATCAGGAATTGGGACGTTGCGGAGGACCCGGCCGACACGACTGGTACGCCTGACAATCGCGGCATGATCGAAGTTTGGCCGATGCCGTCTGACAGCGGCACGCCAGATGCGCCGGGCAGCGACGAAGAGGGCTGGATTCGCCTGACCGGTATCCGCTTCTTGCGTCCGTTCAACAGCGACAGCGACCGCTGCGACCTCGATGGCGATCTGATCGTTCTCTTTGCAGCGGCGGAAGTGCTCCTGCGCGACCGCAAGGACGACGCGCAGGCCAAGGCGCAGGCCGCACAGAAGCTATACGCGATGCTGCGCGGCAATCAGGAAAAGAATCGAACCTTCAACTTGAATGGCGACGGCAGCGACGAGGAGAAGAAGCAGCCCGAAGTGTTTGCGCATCCGGTGCCTTGGTCTATCGCGGGGCGCTGAATGGGCTACACGCTCATCAAGGCATTTGAGCGCGGCATCGACACCCGCAAGCTCTTGGACACCATCGAGCCAGGCGCGTTGCTCGATGCGCGCGACTGTCATGTGACCTTGGGCGGCGAAATCGAGAAGCGCGCAGCGTTCAGCATTGTTGCGACGTTGCCGGCCGGCACGATTGGCCTCTACGTCACGGAAGGCCGCGTTCTCAACACGTGGGGCGATGCGGCCACGGCTCCCGCCGGCATGCCTCCCAACAGCGTGTATCACTCGATCCCGCATCCTGACGGCTTCGCCCTCACACACATCATGTCGGTGGAGGAATTCAACGGCGGCATGTACGTGATCGCCCAGTACGCTGGCGGCAGCCCGCTGCACTGGTGGAACGACGCGCTCATCCGCGAGAAGCCGATCCCGCCCGGCGATGACGGCAGCGGCGGCTCGACGACGCCACCGCCGACAGGGCCGGCCAACAAACCGCAGACAAACTTCTACTTGCAGTTGACCGGCACCGGAACAACCCCGCCGCCCGATGTGTATGTGCAATGGGTCTATCTAGTCGCGCCCGCGAGCACGTACAACTTCGGCGTCGATGCCTTCATGTTGATCCCGCAGGACGGCGTCTCCAGCGGCTTCCCGTTCTGCAACACCCAGTTCGTTGCGGCCGCAACCAACGAGGCGCAAGTCACCTCGCTTATCGCTGGCCTCATCAATACCACCGTCACAGTCCCGAAGGTGTACGCGTCGAACTCCGGCATCAACTTATCACCTGTGTTCGTGGACGACGCCAACACGACATACAACGGCTGGAAGATCGAAATTTCCCTGAGCAATTGCCGCGTGTGGCCATCGGGTAGTGAGTCGCTGTCCGGTGGCGTCGCGCCGCCACCTGGACCACCGCCGCCATCGCCTGCTCCGAGTGGCCCTCTCCCGCCGATCAACAAGGGAACGTTTGCAATCGCGCACAACGAGCACATGTGGGCCGTGCAGGACGCGTATCCGAACGCGTATCTGAATCGCAGCGCCGCCCGTAAGCCGGATGAGTGGGAAGACCAGTTGCAAGGCGCGGGTCAGATCAACATGACCATGATAACGCCGCGAAGGCCGAAGCTCATTTCACTCTCCGAGTATCGCACTGACCTCGCGATCTTCGGCACGCGCCACGTAATCATCTATCACATGGACGAGGACGCGCTGAAGAGCTTCAAGCGCCAAGTCCTGCACAACACCGGCACGTTCGCTCCGCACAGCGTCACCTCATTCGGCGAGGGTGAGGTGATGTATCTCGACATCAGCGGCATTCGCTCGCTGCGGGCGCGCGACTCATCCGATGCCGCGTTTGCCGCCGACATCGGCAACATGATCGATGAACTCGTGAAAGCGAAGATCGCGATCATGACTGACGAACAGAAGTATCACCGCGTATGGGGGCTTGTGGAGCCGCGTTCCGGTCGGCTGTGGATGGCGCTCTTCGACCGCATCTATGTACTGTCTTACTACCCATCGAGTCGCATCGCGGCGTGGACGTGGTACGACGCCACTACCGCGCCCGTGTACATGGCGAACACTTCCGACGACAGCGTGTACTGGCGTAGCGGCGATAACGTAATTTGTTACGGCGGCGAGGCCGGCACGGTATACGACGCCACCGAAGCTCTGAGCCGAGTGCCATACATCGATGGCGGCAAGCCTGCCACGCACAAAAATTGGTCCGGGCTCGACGTGGCAATGTACGGCGCATGGACCGTGCGCGCGTCGTTCGATCCGACAGTACCTGCGGCGCTCGATCTGATCGCGAACCTCACAAAGAGCACCTACGCACAGCAGAAGATCGCGATGAACGGTGAATCGCCGGGCGTCTCTCTTCAGTTCACATCAACGTTTGTTGGCCCAGCGAAGTTAGGCAATGCAACAGTCCACTACACTGAATCCACGGCAGACTGATCGGCTCGCCGACTGCCGTTTCCGCCTCGCGGATCATCGCGTGGTGTGGCCGCGCGTGCTGCCGGGGCTAGAAACATTGCACGCCATGCACGATGAACAGGAATGGACCGTTGCGAGCGTGCGCAAGATGCTCGACAACGACCTTGCCATGCTGCTTACGGACGACGATGACCCGGCGGCGTTCGCCGTGGTGATTCTTCAGCCGTATCCGTATGCGGAGAAGGCAAGCGAGTTGTTTGTCTATCTTCTGTGGCATCAAGGCGGCGACGTAATCATGCGGTATCAGCCGCACCTCGAAGCCTTCGCGGCCAAGATCGGCGCGAAGTACATCCGTTTTTACTCGCGGCGCGCTGCATTCCTGCGCGTTGCGTCCCGCGTCGGCTACAAGATGCGCGGAATCGAATACGCGAAGGAGTTGCATCATGGGCGGCGGTAGTGCTGGACGCGAAGCGCGGCGCGCTCGCGAGGAAGAAGAGGCACGTGAACGGAGAGTACAAGAAGGCACACAGCAGGTGCGCCAGCTCTTCGCGGAGAACTTCAACGGCGATTACTACGGTGGCATTCGGAAGGCATACGAGGACTACGGGCGCAAAGAGGTACAGACGCAATTCGATGAGGCACGCAAGCAACTGGAGTACGCGCTGCGGCGTTCCGGCATGTATGACTCATCTTTCGGTTTCAACAAGCTCGCCAAGGCGGACGCGGAACTGGAAAAGCGCAAGGCCGACATCACCGAGACGGCGATGGGGATCGAGCAGCAGCGTCGAAATGAAGTGCTGGACTCAGAGTCCGCCGTTCTCGGCCAGCTCGCGAGCACGGCCAACCTGGGCCAAGCCAACGCGCAAGCATCACAGCGAATCGCGAACCTGAACCAGCGCCCGTCTTTCTCGCCATTGGGCTCCGTGTTTCAGGACTTCACGGCGGGACTTGCGACTCAGGCCGACCTCGAACGACAGGGCACCAACCGTTACAACCTCGGCGTGTCGAACTGGGGCAACAACCTGACGCGCTACATGCGCAACGTCGGAGGTAGATAGCCATGGACCCGATGACATGGGTGATGCTCGCCCTCATGCTCGCCGGCACTGGCGCTCAGGCGCAGGCGACGCACAAGGTCGGCAAGGAACAAAATAAGGCACTCGCCGAGGAACGCGAACGACGCGAGAAGCGCCAGCGCGAGAATGAGACGAGCGCGCAGCAGTCAATGCAGCTCTTCTCAGGACAGAAGGAGAAGGAAGCCGCCGCCGCCGCCGCGCGTGAACAGGCAACCCGCACGCAGCTCCCCGCTCCAACGACGGACGCGGCCGGCGAGACACGATTCCTCGACCCGAGCGCTCCGCCAAGCGCCACGAACGTCAAGTTCGCCACTGACACGTTGAACCGGGAGAACGACTACCTTGCCACGCGGGCGAAGTTGCGCGCCGCGTTGAACAGCTACGGCGACGTGATGCAGCAGACCGGCACTGCCGCGACGCGATTCGGCCAGGACATCGATGCGCGCAATCAGTCCATCCAGCGATTTCAGGAATACGTACTACCAGCTCGCATGCGGTACGCCGGCCAGACAGGCCGCGAGTGGAGCACGGCCGGCGATGTGATGAAGCTCGCCGCGATGGTCATGGCTCCGTATGCGCTCGGCGGTGGTGGCGCGGCCGGCGTGTCGCCGGGTAGCACCGCCGCTGCCTCCGCCAACGCAGAAGCCGCCGCCGCTGGACTCGTGCAGCCGGGCGTGGGTGCGGCGGCGTCGCAGTTCGGCTCGGCATTCAACCCTTACTGGTTCATGACGCCGAACCAGCAGGCGGCGGCTCGCTTCATTCCGATGTATTAGCGGAGCGCGACATGGCAACAATTCCGAACCTGTATTTTCAGTCACCGCACAT